CAGCTCGAGCACGGCGATTGGGACAGCACCGCGTCGGGCGGTTTCTTCACCATCGCGAGCTTCGAGTTCGTCGACACGTTGCCCCCGGTGAAGCGGTGGCTTCGCTCGTGGGACTTCGCCGCGACCGCTGCAGAGGCGGGCAAGGATCCCGACTGGACGGTGGGCGCGAAGACGGCGCTCTTCAGGCCCACCGACGCCGACGGCGTGGAAGGCGCGCCGCGGTTCGTGGTGGGCGACATCGAACGCTTCCGAGTCGACCCCGGCGAGCTCGCGCCGCGCGTGAAGGCTGTCGCGCAGCAAGACACGAAGCGCGTGCCGATCCTCATGGAGCAAGAGCCCGGGAGCGCCGGCAAGAAGGTGATCCACGATTGGGCGACCGTCACGCTCTTCGGGTGGACGGTGCACGGGATGCACAAGACCGGGCCGAAGGAAGAGTATTGGCGGCCGCTCTCGGCGTTCGCTTCGTTCACGCCCATTCTCGTGCTCAACGCGCCGTGGACGGCGAAGTTCATCGACGAGCTGAAGGCGATCCCTGTGGGCCACGACGATCAGGCCGACACGGTGTCGCAGGCGTACGCGTGGCTCACTCGAGAGATCGACCCGCGCGCTCGAGCTCGTGCGCTTTCCCTGCGGTGACTGATACGGTGCCCCGCATGGCGAAGCGATCGCGACAGCTCAAGAGGCGGGCAGACGGATGGGTCAACGTTCTCACCGGGATCGGCGACTCGAGCCGCGACAAGCGCTTCGGAGCAAGCGCGCGCAACGTCACGATCCCGTTCATCGACGACGACTCGGCCGAAGCCCTGTGGCGCGCCGACGATCAGGCCGCGCGCGTCGTCGAGATCCCGCCGAGCATGATGCTCCGCACCGGGTTCACCACGACGATCGCGCAGCTCGAGCCGCGCGACACCTCGACGCCGGCGTACGTCGAGCAGCTCGACAGTGAAGACAGCGACGAGCGACAGGAGGTCGAGAAGCGCACCACGGCGATCGTTGACGAGCTCGAGGTTGCGTCGAAGTTCATCACCGCGCTGCAGTGGGAGCGCGCGTACGGTGGCGCCGCGATCCTGCTCGGCGCCGATGACGGGCAGGGCGACCCGTCGAAGCCGCTCCGCCTCGAGAGCCTGCGCGCGATCCGTTCGCTCGTGGTGCTCCGCCGGCGCGAGCTCTGGCCGAAAACGTGGAACGGCAACCAGCTCTCGCCCGGGTTCGGCAACCCGGTGACGTGGGAGGTGCAACGCGAGACGAGCGCGAGCGTGCCCACGCGCCCCTTCGTGGTGCACACCTCGAGGTTGATCATCTTCCCCGGGATCGTCACGTCGCGGCGCATGACAGGCGAGGCCCGTGGGTGGGGCGACTCGATCTTCGTTCGCCTCGTCAGCGTGCTGCGCGACTTCCAGCAGGCGCACGCGACGGTGCCGATCCTGCTGCAGGACTTCGCGCAGGCGGTGCACAAGATCAAAGGGCTCGCCGAGCTGCTCGCGAACGGCGACGACGACCTCGTGCGCTCACGCCTCGAGGCTGTCGAGCTCGGGCGCTCCGTCATGCGGGCGGCCGCGATCGACGCAGAAGACGACCTCTCGCGCACGGTGACACCCGTCGCCGGGCTGCCCGAAATGCTCGACACGCAGTCGAAGCGGTGGGCCGCGGCCGCCGGCATCCCTCCCTCGCTGCTCTTCGGTGAAGCGCCGGCCGGGCTCAACAGCACCGGCGAGGTCAACGAGCGGTGGTTCGCCGACGAGCTCGAGGGCGCGCGCACCCTGCGCGTGCGGCCGCGCTTGAACCGGCTGATGCGGCTGATCCTCTCGTCGACGGAAGGCCCGACCGCAGGGCTCGAGCCGGCGTCGTGGTCGATCTCGTTCGGGCCGCTCTCCATGCCGCGCCCGCCCGAGGTTGCCGAGCTGCGGCTCAAGACTGCGCAGGCCGACCAGATCTACGTGGGCGCGCAGGTGCTCACTCCCGAGGAAGTGGCGCAGAGCCGCTTCGGCACCGGCGAGTGGAGCGCCGACACGCACCTCGATCACGACACCCGGGCCGCCATGCGCGACGCGGGCGGTATGCCGGGGATCGACCCCGGCGATCCGGCGCTGCAGAAGCCCGATCCGAACGCCGACCCTGAGGCCGACCCCGAGGCCGACCCGAACGCCGACCCGGCGGATCCCGCCGACGACACCACCGAGGACTGACACGTGCCGACGCTGCTCGAGCAGGCCCGACAGCACCGGCGCGCCTCGAGGCTTGTCGGCCGGCCCGTGCGCACGTCGGTGCGGTTCGCTCGACAGGTGCCCCCCGGCGCCGTTGAGAGGGCCTACGCCGCGTTCCTTCGCGGCATCCTCGAGCGCGCACACAGGGCGGTGCTTCAGCGGGTTGTCCCTCTGCTGAAAGAGGCGACGGCGACGAGCGCCGAGGCTTCTCTCGCCGACCGAGCAGACTCCCGAGCGGACTCCGCCGAGAAACCCCTGTCTGAACTAGACGTGGTGCGAGTCGGGATCGGCGGGGTCGTCTCGAGCGAGCTGCTCGGGCAGCAGATCCGCGAGTTCGGCACGCGCACTGAGAGGTTCCAAGGGTCCGAGCTGCAGGGGCAGATCAGGCGAGCTCTCGGAATCGAAAGCCCGATCCTTTCCGACACGACGATCGGGCCGCTGCTGCGCGAGTGGGTCGCCGAGAACGTGCGGCTCGTGAAGACGATCCCGGCGGAGTATTTCAGCTCGCTCGAGCGCACGATCGCGGCCGGCGTCAACACGGGCCGGCGGCATGAGGTGATCGCAAAGCAGGTGGCGGAGCGCTACGGCGTGTCGCAGCGCCGCGCCGCGCTCATCGCGCGCGATCAGGTCGGCAAGTTCTACGGACAGGTCCAACGAGCTCGACAGAAGGAGCTCGGGATCAAGCGCTACCGGTGGCGCACGTCGAACGATGAACGCGTGCGGCCCGAGCATGTCGAGCGCGAGGGCAAGGTGTTCGAGTGGACGGACCCGCCCGCCGACGGCCACCCCGGCTATCCCATCAACTGCAGGTGCACCGCCGAGCCGGTGATCACCGACGTGCTCGAGCAGCTCGAGAAGGAAGAGCAGGCCGACCGCGAGAAGCTCGCGCAACTGCAGGCCGGCGAGCTCCCGAAGGAAGAGAAGCCCGCCGAGCTCGAGCTGCCGAAGCCGGTGCGGCCGCTCCCCACTGGCACGGGTTCGCTCGACGTCGTACGCGACTTTCCCGAAGTGGCAGACGTGTTGGGCCCGGCGCTACACGTCGATCAGCAGCGCGACGCGCAGCACCTCAAGCACGCAGCCGACCTCGCGAAGGTGCCGCGCGAAGTGCTCGAGGCGTTCAAAGACTCGGGCGGTACGTTCCGCATGGGCCCGGGCGCCGCGTACGAGGTCGCGCTCAAGAGCAAGCCCGTCGGCGCCGACCTCGATCGCACACCCCGCGGCTACAGCTCCGGGCAGACAATGCGCGACCCCGCGGGTTGGTACAGCCCGGTGCACAACGAGATCGTCGTGGGCGACAAGGCGCACGGCTCGAGCTCCGTCGCGGTGCATGAGCTCGGGCACTCCGTCGACGCTCGGGCGTTCGGCGTCACGTACAAGCACCCCACGACGCAGTTCTTCCAAAAGCTCGAGCGCGATCGCGCCGCGTTTCGAGAGCGCACGAACGGACGCCCGCTCACGAAGAAAGAGGAGCGCGAGCTCGCGGAGATCCAGAACCGAGAGACGTCGCGACAGAAGGCGGTTGAGTCGTTCCATCGCGAGCACGCGAAGTGGGCGAAGGGCGGACAGCGGCCGCGCTACTACACGCAAGGCTACACGTACAAGCACCGGTGGGATCCCGCGGCCGGCGAGGTGAAGCTGCGAGTCACCGCGACAGGTGACGTGCGCGACGGCATCAACGAGACGTGGGCCGAAGTGTTCGGTTCCTACTTCGGCGCCGGCAAGAGCTCGGCGACGGCCGACTTCTCCCCCGGGCTCGTGAAGGCGATGGAAGGCGTGGTACAGCACACGACGGGTTGGAAGCCACCGAAGGCGAAGCGGAAAGGCAAGGCGACAGAATGAAGGCGTACAAGATCCCGGGCACGAAGGATCTGTTGGTTCCCTCTCGAGGCGCCGGCGACGCCGGCATGGTGGTCGACGGCTTCGAGCTCGCGCGCGCGGGCGACGCAGAGAACGAAGCGTGGCAGGCGTTCCGACCGAAGCCGCTGCCCGCCGATATGTTCGAGATCGCGCGCAAGCTCTACCAAGACACCGGCGTGGTCATGCCGCGAGAGATCCTCGCCCGTTGACTGCAAACGTTCGCACGCTCGCCGGCGTCGTGAGCTGCTGATACCCTGCAGCGCATGGCCCACCGAATCGATCGAGGCGAGCTGCGCAAGCCCACGAAGCTGCCCAACGGATGGCTGCGCGTCGACGGGCTGCTCACGCGCACGGGTGTCTTCACGTACACAATGCCCGACGGCTCGAAGCGTCGCGAGCTCCGGTTGCCTGAGGAAGTGTTCGACCCTGAGGCCCTCGCGTCATTCGGGCTCGTGCCTCTCACCGACGCGCACCCACCGACGTATCTCAACGCCGACAACGCGCGAGAGTACACGGCCGGCGCCGTCTCTCCCCCGGTGCGTGAAGGCGACTTCGTGCGCGCCTCGATCCTCGTCACCGACGCGACGGTGATCGCGAAGCTCGAGGGGAACGTCGCGCGCGAGCTCTCGTGCGGCTACTCGTGCGAGCTCGACGAGAAGCCCGGCGTCACGAGCGACGGGCAGCGCTACGACTCGATCCAGCGGAAGATTCGCGGCAACCACGTGGCGGTGGTCGAGCGCGGCCGCGCCGGGCCTGAGGCTCGCGTGCGCATGGACGCGGGCGAAGCGCTCGACGCTCCCACGCCGCTGGTGCTACGAAGCGAGAAGACACCCGAAGCACCCGAGGCATACGTGCGAAAGATCAAGATCGACGGCGTGGAGTTCGAGGTCACCAGCGACGCGGCCGCGCAGGCGTACGAGAACGAGCAGCGCCGTCAGGCCGCAGCCCTCGAGGCGGCGCAAAAGGCCACCGCGGCGGCCACGGCGAAGGCGGAGAGCCTGCAGGCGAAGCTCGACGCGGCCGGCGCCGAGATCGAGGCGAAGAAGAAAGAGCTCGCCGAGGTGCCCGCGAAGCTGCGAGCCGAAGCGGCCGCGCGCATGCAGCTCGAGCAGAGCGCCCGCAAGGTGCTCGGCGCCGAAGCCAAGTTCGACGGGCTCACCGATGACGAGCTCCGCGCGCGTGTGCTGAAGCGGCTCGCGCCGAAGCTCGAGCAGAAGGGCCGCACGCCGGAGTACCTGCGCGCGCGTTTCGACTCGGAGCTCGAGCGCTTCACCGAAGCCGACGGCGAGGCCGATGACGTCGAGGAAGTCGACGATCTCGAGGAAGGCGACCACACCGACGACGCCGGCGAAGAGGACAGCGACGAGGACGCGCCGACGAGCTCGGCGGAGGCGTACGAACGCCAGCGTCGCGCGAGCGCCGACGCCTACAAGGCGACGCTGAAGGCCCACGGCATCACCTGATCAGATCCCACCACGAGCGGTAGCAAGCAACCCGCGGCGCGCTTGTGATGGCGCCGCGGCTCGAGGAACGAACCCACCCCGCTTCACCTGCAGGAGAGCACGATGGCCACGGTTTCGCAGATCAACACGTCGTACGCAGAGATGGGCCGCGGCTACGCCGGCCTCATGTCGGACATTCGCGGCTCGGTGATCGAGTCGTACGTGCAGGGCGAAGCGTCGGCGGAGATCCCGTTCGGCGTGGCTGTCGCCGAAGGCACCGCCGGCTCGCCGAGCACGGGCGTTCCCGACTCGTGCATCAACATGGTGAACGGCTCGAGCGTGGTCGCCGGCGTCGTGGTGCACTCGCACGCCTACAACCCGCGCGATCAGCTCGGCACCACCGGCCTCAAGCCGAAGGTGCTCGTCAACGTGATGCGTAAGGGCCAGATCCTCATGCAGCACGAGGGCGCGGTCACGAAGGGCGGCACGTGCTTCGTGCGTCACTCGACCGGCGCCGGTGGTTCGGTGAAGGGCGTGGTTCGCGCCGACGCCGACACGGCCACCGCCGTCTCGACCGCAACGCTCACGTTCGCCGAAACGAAGGCGGCCGTCGGCGACGGGCTCGTGCTCGTCAACGTCAACCTGCCCTGATTCACCACCCTGACCCTTTCCCCGGCGGGCTGACACTCGCCGGGCTCACCACCACGAACACCCCGGAGACAAAGCCGTGACCGTCCAGAGCAAGAAGCAAAAGAAGAATGCCGCGCGGCGGCCGCAGCCCACCCGCTTCGACAACATCGACGCCTCGGAGAACGCGTTCTTCGGCGAGCAGCTCGAGCAGATCAAGGTGCAGTCGCTCGACCGCAAGTACCCGATGCTGAAGAGCCGGCAGTACATCCCGATCGACGGCTCGATCGACCCGGCCACCGAGACGTTGAAGGTGCGCAGCTACTCGGCGTTCGGCGTCGCGAAGCTGATCGCGTCGTACGCCGACGACCTGCCCCGCGTCGACGTGAAGGCCGACGAGATGGTCGTGTCGTTCCGCTCGATCGGCAACAGCTACGGCTACAACGTCTCCGAGGTGCGCGCGGCCGCGAAGGCTGGCGTGAACCTCGACGCTCGCCGCGCCGAGGCCGCTCGCCGAGCTCACGAGATCGTGATCGACCGCGTGCTCGCCGCTGGCGACTCCGCGACGGGCCTGCTCGGGCTGCTGAATCAGCCGAACGCGCTCGTGTACACCGTGCCTGCCGACGGCACCGGCTCGAGCGCGCTCTGGGCGAACAAGACGCCCGTCCAGATCGTTCGCGACATGGTGGGGATCTGCGAGTACGTGTACCTGCAGACGAACGAGGTCGAGCAGCCGAACATGATCATCCTGCCCCGCGCGGCGCTCACGCTGATCCGCACCACGCGGTTCGACACGGCCGGCGATGCGAAGACGATCCTGCAGTGGTTCCAGAGCATCTACCCCGGCGTCGCGGTCGACTCGTGGGAGCGGCTCACCACCGCCGGCGCCGGCAGCACGCGCCGCATGGTCGCGTACAACCTGAACCCGGCGATGCTGCAGGGCGCGATCCCCATGGAGTTCATGCAGCACCCGCCCGAGAAGCGCGGGCTCGAGTACATCGTGCCGTGCGAGTCGCGCGTGGGCGGAGTGCTCGCCTACTACCCGCTGTCGATCGCGTACGGCGACGGCATCTAATCCACGTGGGGCTGCGGCGACGGCTGCAGCGAGAGGGCGAAGGGCTCGGCGCTCGACACGGCCGGGCCCTTTGTGTTTCATGCTCGCGCAGCCAACCCGAAGGAAAGGCCCACACCGATGCTCATCAAGAACAAGACCCTCTCGATCATCTCGTTGCCCGGCGATGACGGACAGCCGCACGGCCGTCTCATGCCCGGCGTGAACGAAGTCGACCCGCGCGAGTGGAAGAAAGCGGAGTCCAGCATGGCGATCCACCTCGAGAACGATCGGCTCGAGGTCGTCGACGTGAAGGTGGCCGACCTCGAGGAACCGCCGGAAGAGAACGAGCCGGTGGGCGACGTGGTGCCGACCGCGGGGCTCGCGCAGCTCGGGCAGAAGAAAGCGCTCCCGCTGATCGCCGCGACCGTCGATCGTGAGCTGCTCAAGAAGTGGGAGCTCGAGGAGCACGCCGGCAACAAGCGGCCGAAGGTGCTCGCCGCGCTCGCCGAGCAGCTCAAGAAAGTCACGATCGCCGACGACGCTGCGGCCGCGGCCGAAGACGACGACCTCGAGGGCGACGAAGAGCCGGCCGCGTCGTAAGGTTGCCCCATGTTGACGACCCCGGTGGTGCAGGCAGACGTCGTGGCAATCGCCGGCGAGCTCGCCACCGGGCTCACCTCCGACCAGTGGACGCTCGCGCTCCTGCGCGCGAACACTGAGATCAGCGAGCAGGCGATGGGCAGCGCCTACCGGGCGAACATGGTCGCGCGCTACCTCGCCGCGCACTTCGCGGTGAAGCTCAAGCAGGCCACCTCGCCGGGAGCTGGAACGTCGGCGCCCGCGGGGCCCGTCTCACAGGTGACGGTGGGCGCCGTCTCGAAGACCTACGACACGAGCGCCGCGAGCATGAGCACGTGGTCGCAGCAGGCCGAAGAGCTCCGCTCGACGTTGTACGGCCGCGAAGCGCTGCGGCTGATGCGCCTGTGGGCCCCGCGCGCCCTCGTGCTGTAGGGTTGGCCCCATGGGCGCGAACCTCAAGAGCTCGGGGGAAGGGCTGAAACGGATCGCGGCCCTCGCCGCAGAGCTCAAGGTGAAGCCGGTGATCCGCATCGGCGTGCTCTCCGGTGGGCCGTCAGACGACGAGCTGTCGCAGGCCGAGCTCGCCGCGATCCATGAGTTCGGCGCGCCTCGAGCCGGCATCCCCGAGCGATCCTTCCTGCGCGCAACGGCGGACCTGAAACGGGTCGAGTGGATGGCGCTCTTCGAGCGAGCTCTGCGGCTCGTGGTCGCCGGCCGGCTCACCCTCGATCAGGCGATGGGGCTCGTCGGGCAGCAGGCGGTGGCCGACATTGTGGCGCGCATCAGAGAGGGCGCCGGCATTCCCCCGCCGTTGAAGCCGGCGACGATCGCTGCGAAGGGCAGCGACCGGCCGCTCGTCGACACGGGGCGACTCGTGCAGGCGATCAGCTACGAAGTGAAGAAAGGCGGCCCGAAGTGATCGACGACATGAGCGACGCGATCGACATGCTCGCAAGCGGCACCATCACAGTGTCACGTCCGGGAGTACCGCTGCTCGTCGACGGGCGGCTGCAGTCAACGGTGGGCACGACGCTCGGACCTTTCTCAGTGAGCGTGCAACCCCTCACCGGGCGAGACGTCGAGCGCCTGCCTGAGGGGCTTCGCGACAGAGAGGCCCGCGTCGTCTTCACCGCGGCCGACCTCAGGCCGGCGAACCCTGCAGCGGGAACGCACGGCGACCGCGTGACGTTCGACGGCGCCGAGTTCGAGGTGCAGAGCGCCGAGCCGTGGGTGGAGCTCGGCAACTACAGGCGGTGTGTGCTGGTACGGGTGACCTCGTGAATATCACCGAGCTCGAGAACGCGATCCGCGCGTGGGTGCTGTCAACGACAGGGCTCGACCCTTCGCGCGTGTGGTTCTCTGATCAACCCGTACCGTCGCCGGCGATCTCGAGCTCGAGCCCGCGCATCACCATCGGCGTGAGCAACTCGCGCAAGGTCGGGCAAGACGAGCTCCGCCACACGTTCGACAGCTCGAGGCCGGCCGGGCAAGAGATCGAGTATCAGGCGATCGGCCCTCGAGAGGTGACGGTCTCGCTGCAAGCGTTTGCAGCAGACGGCTCGAGCTTCGAGCTGCTCGAGACCGCGCGGACGGGGCTTCGGCTTCCTTCGGTGCGCGACGCTCTCAACGCGGCCGGCGTCGGTGTGCTCCGAGAGGGCGACGTTCGATCGCTCTTCGCCGTTCGAGGCACCACGTACGAAGATCGCGCCCTGCTCGAGCTCGTGGTGCTCGTCTCGAGCTCCGCCGTCGAGCGGCTCGGCTACATCGACCGCGTGGAAGTGTCGTACGGCGTCGGGCCCGTGTTCGAGCAGCGCGGCTTCGAGGCGCCGGGCTTCGAGCTCGAGCGCATCGCCTCAGGCTCTGGCGTGCTCCCGGTGCTCGAGCCGAACGGCGGTGTGGCGTTCTCGAGAGCCGGTGCGATTGCCGGCGGCGTGAGCGGCACGCAGGCTGTCAACGCCGCAAGCCTGATCGCTCGAGAGGTCGGGCGGTGGCCGACTGCGATCGCGCGCGACACGACGCTCTCGGTGTGGTTTCGCCGAGCTCCGGCGATCGCGGTGCCCGGCGTCGCGACTCTGAGCGACCGCCTTTGTTTCGTGTACGCCGGCAAGGATCGCGACCCGAGTCCGCCGGTGTACCTGTTTCTCCTGTGGGGCCTGACGTACAGGCCGCTGACGAACGAGCTGCGGTTCACGACCGAGACGCCTGTCTCTGCGGTCTCTTCGGGAGTCGCTTCGCGCACGACAGTGCTCGCCGGCGCGCTGCCTGTCGGGCAGTGGAAACACATCGCGGTGACGAACGCGGCGAACGGATCGATCTCGTCTGAAACGCTCGGCTCCACGATGCGTTGGTACGTCGACGGCGTGCAGGTTCAGGAAGACGTAGGCACAGGCGCCGCGGGGCCGTGTATCTCGCGCTTCGACCTGCAGGATCTCCCGACGGCTTCGATCGGCATCGGCGGCCGCTTCGATCGTGGCCTGCTCGTCGACGGGTGTGACGGCGCGATCCGACAGGCAGCGATCTACGGTCGAGCGCTCAACGCCACCGAGGTCGGTGCGCTTTACCGCTCGGGCCCGTTCGGGCTTCGACCCTGACGCCGGCCTCGGGTAAGGTGCCTGCAGGCAGCCACCAACCGGAGACTCAATGGGCACCCTCACCGACGTCGCGCAGGTCACGATCACCGCCGAGAGCAACCGCGTTTCACAGCAGGGCTTCGGCCTCCCGCTGATCGTTTCGCACAACGCCGCGTGGACGGAGCGCACGCGCGAGTACTCGAGCGTCACCGAGGTCGGCGTCGACTTCGCGACCACGACGCCGGAGTACAAGGCAGCGGCGAAGCTCTTCGGACAGACGCCGCGCCCCCCGAAGGTGGTGATCGGCCGCGCCGCGCTCAAGCCCACGCAGCGCTTCGCGGTCACGCCGGTGGCGATCAACGGCTACACGTACCGCATGACGGTGAACGGCACGCCGGTGAGCTTCACCGCCGACGGCTCGGCGACGGTCACCGAAGTGATCGCCGGCCTGAAGGCAGCGATCGACGCGCTCGCGCTCGCGGTGACGGTCACCGACCAGACCACCTTCATGCGCATCGTCGCGAACGTCGCCGGCGCGTGGTTCGACGTCTCGTGCGGCACCGACCCGAACCTGATCATGGCGCAGGACCACGCCGATCCCGGCATCGCCACCGACCTCGCCGCGATCGCGCTCGAGCGCAACGACTGGTACGGGCTGCTCACCCTGTACAACTCGAAGGCGCTCGTCGACGCCGCGGCCGCGTACGCGCTCGCGAACAAGAAGCTGTACGTCGCGCAGACGAGCGACGGCGCCGTGCCGAACACGACGAGCTCGGGCACCGATGACGTCGGCGAGAGCCTCGCCGCGGCGAGCAACAGCCAGACCGCGCTCATCTACTCGCCGTCGGTTGGCGACTTCGCCGACGCGGCCGCGATGGGTCGCTGCTTTCCGATCGAGGCCGGCGAAGAGACGTGGAAGTTCAAGACGCTCGAGGGCGTGGCGGTGGCCAGCTACACCTCGACGCAGCGAACGAACATGAGGGCGAAGCGCTGCAACTTCTACGAGCTCACCGCGGGGAAGGCGATGCTCGAAGAGGGCTACAGCTCGAGCGGCCAGTACATCGACGCGACCCGCTACCTGAACTTCCTCGAGGCTCGCGTGGCGGAGCGCGCGTTCGGCGTCATGCAGAAGGCCAACAAGCTCCCGTACAACGATCGCGGGATCGCCGCGATCGGCGCCGAGGTGCAGGGCCAGCTCGCGAGCGACGAGGCTCGCGAAGTGCTGCTGCCCGGGTGGACGGTGACGGTTCCGAAGGCGGCCGCGGCGACGAGCTCGGATCGTTCGGCGCGCATTCTCCGCAACGTGACGTTCTCCGCGGTCTACGCGGGCGCGATCCACAAGGTGTTCATCAACGGCACCGTGACGTTCTGACGTTCCCCCTTTCTGAGAGGCTCGCACCATGGACACTCACGACCCCGCGGCAATCGTTCTCACCATCGGCGGCAACCTGATCTCCGGTTTCATGCCGGGCACCTTCCTCGAGGTGGAGCGAGACGAAGACACGTGGACCCCGTACACCGGTGCCGACGGCGAGGTCGCGCGCGTGCGCAACAACAACCGCACGGGCCGCTTCACGTTCCGACTCATGCCGGGCTCGGCGTCGAACCAGATCCTCTCGGCGATGGCCACGCTCGACGAGCAGACGCGCGGCGGCGCTCCCGCGGGCGCGTCGTACGTGCGCGACCTGCTCGGCACCACGATTCTCGGCGGCGACGAGTCGTACATCCTCAAGCCCGCGGCCGCGCCGTTCGGCACCGACTTGCAGGGGCGCGAGTGGGTCGTGATCATTCCCCGTCTCGACGGCGTGGTGGGCGCCTCGCTCTGAGGTAGGGTGCCTTCCGCCGGCGCTCTTGCCGGCCTCGAAGGAAGGCACCCATGCAACCCAACACACGCACGATCGATGGCTTCACGTACGAGCTGCAGCCCTTGCCGGCGTGGCACGCGGTCGAAGTGTTTCACACGATCACGCGCCTGCTCGCTCCCTCGCTCGGAGCTCTCACCGCTGCAGACCCGAGCGCCGGCATCGCGGCACTGAGCTCGGGGCTCGAGCAGGCGTTGGTGGCGCTCCCGGCGCCGGCGTTCGTCTCGCTCTCGAAGCGACTGCTCGAGGGCGCGCGCGTGACGATCGACGGCAAGAGCGTCGAGCTGCTCGGCGTGGCCGACCTTCACTTCAGGAGCCGCACGCTCGCGCTCTTCAAGGTCGTCGCCGCGGCGCTGCAGATCAACTTCCCGGATTTCTTCGGAGCTCTCGGCGGAATCGGCGCGCGCCTGAGAGCGGCCGCAAGCAAGGCGCTGCTCGAGCAGCCGATCGCCTCGACGACTACTGGCCCTGCTGGCGGTTGATCGACGCCGGCTGGGCGACGCTGCAGGAGCTCCGAACGTCGTGGACGTTCGCCGATCTCGTCGACGCGAACGACATGCTCGACAGGCTGCAGGCCGCACGAAAGCCACCGAAGGCGCCACCGGGCCGTTCCCGGTAGAGTGAGAAGCGACCATGGAATCGATCCGGCAGCTCTTCGTCAGTCTCGGTCTCGAGTGGGACGCCGCTGGGTTCCTGCAGGCGGAGCTCGCGATGAAGGCGCTCGAGCTCGGTGCGCAGGCTCTCGTGCGCGGGCTACAGGCGGTGGTGACTGCCACCGCAGAGGCGATCGTCGAGACGGCCGAATACGGCGCCGCAGTCGACGACGCCGCGAAGCGAACGGGCGCGAGTCGCGAGGCCCTGCAGGAGCTCGGCTACGCCGCGCAGCAGAGCGGCTCGAGCGCCGGCGAGATGAACCACGCGCTCACAAAGCTCGCGCGCACCATGGCGGAGGCCGCCGGCGGGAGCGACGAAGCCGGCAAGGCGTTCGCGGCCCTCGGGATCAAGGTCACGAACGCCGACGGCACCCTTCGCGCGACCGACGAGGTGCTCGTCGAGCTCGCCGACAAGTTCGTCGGCATCGACAACCCGGCGAAGCGATCAGCCCTCGCGATGGACGTGTTCGGCCGAAGCGGCGCCGACCTACTACCCCTGCTGCTCGAGGGCTCCGACGGCATCGCAGCTCTCCGCACCGAGGCGATCGACCTCGGGCTCGTCATGAGCTCCGACTCAGTGAAGGCGGCCGAATCCTTCGGCGACTCCATGTCCGCGCTGCAGCAGTTCGCCTCGAGCCTGAAGCGCGATCTCGGGAGCCTGCTGATCGAAGGGCTCGCGCCCATGCTCGAGAGCACGATCGAGTGGGTGAAGGCCAACCGCGAGCTCATCAAGACGCGCGTGCAGACGTTCGCACGGGCGGTGCTCGGCGTGCTCCGCGGCACCGTGGCTGTGCTGCAGGTCATGGGGAAGGCTCTCGGTTTCGTGATCGACAACTGGCGGGGCTTCGCGCTGCTGCTCTCCGCGGTGGTGCTTCCGATCATGTGGGGCATGCGGGCGGCGCTGCTCGAGCAGCTCGTCGCGTTCGGCCTCAACACCGTCTCGGCGCTGCTGTACGGAGCGACGCAGGTGGCCGCGGCCGCTGCAGCCGCTGCAGCGTGGACGGCGGCGAACGCTCCGCTGCTCGTGTCGATCGCGCTGCTCGCCTTCCTGCTGCTCGCTGCAGAGGACGTGTGGGTGGCGCTCGAGGGCGGCGACAGCTTGATCGGCGAGATCGGGCCGAAGTGGACGGCGTTCCTCGACGAATTCGCGCGCGATGTTTCAGACAACCCGCTGATCGCGGCCCTGCAGGCTGTCGTGTTCTACGTGTCCGATCTCGAGGGCCGGCTGCTACCGATGCTGAAAGACTCGTGGGCGTCGGCGCTCTTCCAGCCGCTCACCGCGGCGCTCGAGCTGCTCTTCAAGCTCTTCCGCGGCACGGCTTCGTTTGTCGACTACATCAAGACGATCCCCGGCGTCGGGCTCTTCATTGAGCAGGCGCAGGCGTCGCCGCTCTTCTCTGGCGCGAGCTCGAGCCCCGAAGCTGCAGCCGCGGCCGCGCCGAGCTCGCCGGTGATCGCGCCTCGGTTCTCCGTCGGTTCGTTCACCGTGCAGGCAGCCCCGGGGCAATCGCCGAACGAGGTCGCCGGCGAGGTGGAACGCAAGCTCGACGACTGGTTCACCACGAGGCTGCAGGAGCTCGTGACGCAGGGAGGCGGCTGACATGCGCGTCACCATCGACACTTCGATCGAGGTCGACGCCTCGATCTCTGAACGGCACTCTGCGGCCGTCGAGCTCACACGACACCCGATCGAGTCGGGCGCAAACCCGAGCGACCACGCGCGCGAGCAGCCCGAGCGAGTCACGATCGACGGGCTCTTCACGAACACGCCGCTGGGCCCGACGACTCGAGCAGCTCGATCAACGGGCGGCGCTGGCTACGCCGGCGAGCAGCTCGCGAAGCTGTACGCGCTCAAGAGCTCGAGGCGAGCGGTCACGGTTCGCACCGCCGTGCGCACGTACGAGAACATGGTGCTCGTCTCGCTCGACGTGCCGCGCGACTCGAGAACGGGCGACGCGACGCGCTTCTCGGCGACGTTCGATCAGGTTCGCTTCGTATCGTCGCAGCGTGTGCGACTCGCGATCTCGGCGACTCCCTCGAGCGTTCCCCGCAAGCCACAGAAGAAAGTGGGGCAGTCAAAGCAGGTGCCCACCGAGGCGCCGGCGATGCGGCGCAGCTTTCTCAAGTCGGTCACCGACTCGGCGAGCCTGACAACGCCGGGCGCTGGAGTGCTCTGATGATCGTCGACCTCCCCATCAAGCAAGAGGGCGCGCACTTCGGCTTCTCGTGCGAGCTCGAAGGCGTCACGTACGGGTTCGTGTTCCGGTGGAACGATCGAGCCGAACAGTGGATCCTCGATCTGTACGACGGCGACGGCGCGCGGCTCGTCTCTGGCGTGCGCGTCGTGGTCAACGTTCCCCTGCTGCGAACCGGCGTTGAAGGGCTGCCCCCGGGGCTGCTCGCCGCGTCTGACACTGAGGGCGGCAACCTCGACCCCGGCTTCGCTGATCTCGGCCGCCGGGTGGTCGTGTCGTACGCGCCCCGCGAGGACCTCGCCTGATGCAACTCTACGATCGCCGGTGCGTTGTGCTGATCGGTCGAGAGCCGGCCGCGGGGTCGTACGCGCTCGAGCTGCCCAACGCTCTGCGAGTCGAGGGCCTGCGGACGTCGTTCAAGATCGCGCGCGACGTGAAGCCCGAGCCCAACACGCTCGAGCTCGCGATCTTCAACCTCTCGCCGGCGACGCGCGGCGTGCTGCAGGGCAAGGGCTTCCGGCTCGTGCTCGAGGCGGGCTACGCGCAGCAGACCGCGCAGATCTTCTCGGGCGACGTGGTGCGCTTCTCCCACGAGCAGAACGGGCCCGACATGGTGACGAAGATCGTCGCGGCCGACGGAGCTCGAGCCCTTCGCAACGCGCGCGTGTCGGAGTCGTACAGAGCAGGCACACCCGTCGCCGAAGTGATCGTCCGCACCGTGCGCGCGCTGCAGCTCGACCCCGGCAACGCGATCGCGAAGGCGGCCGGCATCGCCGATCAATACGCGGCCGGCTACACGCAGCATGCCCCCGCGGCCGAAGAGCTCACCCGGTTGCTCGAGCCGCGCGGCTACACGTGGAGCGTGCAGGACGGGCGCCTCGAGGTGCTCGGGCCCGGCGAGACTCTCGCGGAAATCGGCCCGCTGATCTCGGCCGACACCGGGATGATCGGATCGCCTGAGCTCGGATCGCCTGCAGAGAAAGGCAAGCCCGCGGTGCTGAAGGTGCGCTCGCTGCTGCAGCCGGCGCTCCGCCCGGGGCAGCGGTTCCAGCTCGAGAGCAAAGCCCACCGCGGTACGTTCGCGGCGCAGAAGGTAGTGCACGCCGGCGACACCCACGCCGGCGACTGGTTCACCGAGATCGAGGCCAACCTGTGAGCGATCGAACGCCCAATCTTGCGCAGGCTCTCCGCCGAGTACTCGAGCTCCGGCTCGCCGAGCTCCACACCGCGATGCCCGGCGAGGTCGTCACATACGACGCCGCGACGCAGACAGCCGACGTGCGGCCGCTCCTGAGGCAGCGAGGGATCGACGAGCTCGGCGCCGTCGTACAGCGCGAGCTCCCGATCTTCGTGGCGGTGCCTGTCGTGTTCCCCGGTGGCGGCGGCTTCCGCATGACGCTGCCCCTGAAGGCTGGCGACGGAGTGCTCGTGGTGTTCGCCGAGTCGAGCCTCGAGCGGTGGCAGACCTCCGGCCGCGCCTCCGACGTCGAGCTCCGCCGGCATCACTTCGCCGACGCAGTGGCGATCCCCGGGCTTCACGCGAACACGGCGCCGTGGCTCGGCGCCTCGACGGACGCGCTCACCATCGGAGCGAACGCCGGCCCCGGGATCGTCATGGGCCCCGACTTCGTGCACCTCGGAGCTCGAGACGTGACGCCGGCCACCGAGGCTGTCGTGCTCGGCTCGAGCTACCGCAGCACCGAGGATGCGGCGGCCGACGCGGTTGGGGCTGCAGCGACGATCGCAGCCACCGCGATGACCGCGGCCGCGGCTTCTCTCGGCGTGGCGATCCCGCTGCTCGCGATCCCGATCGTCGGGGGAATCCTCGCCGCTGCCCCTCTGGCAATCGTGGTGACGCAGCTCGGGATCGTCGCCGCGCAGCTCGCAGCCATCACCACTGCGCTCACCGCTTTCAAGACCGCGGCCGCGGGAACGCTCTCCGCGATCGTCAAGACGAGGTAGACCCATGGCGAAGCTGCAGATCCAGAGCTGGGAGCTCGGCGCGGCCGCGGTTGCTGCAGCGTCGACGCGCACCGCGCTCGTCGAAGGCACCGAAGGCGCCGACGCGCTCGAGCCGAGCAGCGACCCCGCAACGTACGACGCCGGCGGCGAAGTGGTGCCACAGGCCCTGCGCTCGAGCTTCTACGCGACGGTGCGCGGACTGCAGGCAGCGCGACCGCAGTGGCGCGAGCTCGACGTGCAGGCCGGCGCCGGTTGGTCGACGGGAACCGACGGGCAGCCCCGCGTGGCCTCGAGGCTGACGGCGTTCGGCGAGGTCGAGCTCCGCGGCCGCGTCTCAGGCTCGAGCGTGGGACCTGTGGCGGGCCCGCTCCCTCGAGAGCATCGCCCGACGGTCGACCGTTTCTTCGTGGTGCCTGCGGCCGGCGGAGCGCTCACCGCGCGCGTTCGTGTCGACACGGCCGGGTGGATCTACCTCGAAGCGTGGGGCACGGGCGCGAGCTCGTGGATCGACCTCGGAGCCGTTCGGTTCGATCTCGGGTAGGGTGCGGGGCATGGCCCCGATCCCGATCCCCGCTCTCACTCGCCCATGGACTTCGCGTCGGAATCGCCCCGACGCCTCGACCGCTTCGGCGCTGCTGATCGCGCAGTCGCGGCTCTTCGCTCTGAAGGAGCATCTGAAAGACACCGCGACCGGCGGCACCACGTCGGGCACGCGCAACGCTGCAAGCGTGTGGGTCACGAAGGGGAGTTGCGACGGCACCACCGTCAACACTTCGGGCACCGACCTGATCACCAGCCACACCACGTGGTTGTGGGCCGCGGGAGCTCACTCGTGGTGGTGGGCAGAGAACGCTGCCGTCGGGTATCAGATCGTGATCGACACCACCGGCGCCGCGAGCGCTTCGGTGTGCATCGCCTTTGCTCCGATCTCGACTCCGTTCACGGGCGGAAACACCACGACCCGGCCGACGTCGACGCAGGAGTTCCTGTGGGGCACGAGCTCGACGGGAGCTGGAACGGTGGCCACGTGGCTCTCCGACGTCGTGACGGGAGGCAGCAACTACACTCATTTCGTGACAGCCGACGACGGGCAGTTCTGGTTCCTATGCTCTCGAGCAGGCACCGGGATCTTCTCGACGGTGATCGGGTTTCAAAAGCCGATCGGATCGACCGACGCACGCGCGGTCTACGCCATTGGCAACACGCTCTCGAGTTCGCGCGGCGCCATGTCTCGCGCGCAGATCATCGACGCAAACACCGGCGCCATGTCGCGCTCACCCAACGGCGTTTCGACGCACACCGGTGGAGTCGGATCGTTCGGCTACGCCGGCGGCTCCAACTATCTCGGCACCGGAACCACCGACGCCAACAGCGGGAAGTATCTCTCGGGGCCCGTCGACGCGTGGAGCATCGCCGGTGGACAGAACGCATGGCGCGGCCGCTTCGTGGATCTGATCGCCGTCGGAGCTCGTCCGATCGGCGACGGGTTTCCATCGGTCGCAGCACAGGAGCGAGTCGTGGTCGGCGACTTCCTGCTGCCGTTCCCCGCGACCACCGCCCTGATCACGTGACCCATGGCTGACTTCCCGAGCGCCGAAGTCGAGTACATCGACACCGAGATCTACGAGTTTGACGGCTCGTTCTCGAGCGAGCAGGTCGACTACATCGACCCCGGCGCGAGCTCGAGCTCCGGCGGCCCGCCGGTGGTCACGCTCGTCTCGCCGTTGGCTGGAACGCTCGACGTCAACGGCGCCGTGGTGGTCGACGTCACCGACGCCTCGCTGCTGCGCGTGATGCTCGTCGCGCGCTTCGAGGCTCTCGGGATCGAGGAAGTGATCCATCAGGGCGACCGGTTCGCGCCGGCCTACGCGGGCAGCTCGAGCCGCGCCGCGATCGTGAACGGCTGGCGGTACACGCTGCGGCGTGGCACCGGTTGGCCTGCAGCGCCGACGATCGACACGTACGCTTTCGATACCTCAGGCACCGAGGCTTGACCCATGCCCAGCTCGTTCACCTTCACGCTGACGCCGGCGACCTCGAGCTCGAGCAGCTCGAGCAGCTCGACCGGCGCGCAGCTCGCCGGCGCCACCGCCTTCCGAGACTTCAAGCTCGACGCGTTCACCGGGGATCTCGAGCTCGTCGAGGGCGACCTCCCGGTGGTGGCCGGAGCTGAAGGTGTGGCTTCGGATCTCGGTTCTCGCCTGCAAACGTTCGCAGGCGAGTGGGTGCTCGACACCTCGATCGGGCTCCCCTACTTCACCGAGATCGCCGACAGGCCCGACGACAGGCGGCTCGCCGAGCTCTTCCGCTCCCAGATCCTCTCGACGCCGGGCGTGGTCGACGTCGACGGGCTCTCTCTCGAAGTGGTCGCGCGCGAGCTCTCGGTGAGGTTTCGGGCGGTGACAGATCTCGGCGTCGTGATCGATGCTGCGCTGCAGGCGACGGCGTAAGGAGCGGCAATGGCTGGAGTGACGAGCACCGGGTTCGAAGGCAAGACCGTCGCGGATCTCACCGCGGATCTCAACGACTCCGCCCGCGGCGTGTACGGCGCTGCGGCGAACGTCGATCCGCGCTCGCGCTTGGGGCAACTGATCGGGCTCTTCGCCCTCGCGCTTTCTGAGGCGTGGGAGCTCGCCGAGGTGATCGCGGCCGCGTTCGACCCCATGGGCGCGTCGGGTGTGCTGCTCGACAACCTCGCGGCTCTCACTGGCACCGTTCGCAAGGTCGCCACGAAGTCGACCGCGACGATCTTTGCCATTGGCACCGCGGGCACGCTGCTGCCTGTCGGCCGGCGGGTGAGTGTGACGGGCACGTCGACGGCGTTCGAGACCCTCGGGGCTGGAACCATCGCGGCCGCAACGGCGTGGGCGGCGTCAACGGCGTACAGCGCCGGGGCCGTTCGAGCTGCAAGCGGAGCGCTGTGGCGGGCGGCGACGTCGGGCACCTCGAGCACCACCGCTCCGAACGGTACCGGGCCTCTCTTCGTCGACGGCACCGTGACTTGGCGCCGGCTCGGGGCAGGTTCGGCGTACGTCGAGCTCGCCGCGCAGGCCACGGTGACGGGCCCGCTGCAGGGCTTCACCGGTTCGATCACCACCATCGACACGCCTGTGGCCGGCTGGGCAAGCGTGACGAACGCGACCGACGCGATCCCCGGGCGCAACCTCGAGACTGACGCCGAGCTCCGCGTGCGACGAGCTCGAGACGTCGCCGGCATCGGGAGCTCGCCGCTCGGCGCCGTGCAGGCAGCGATCTCGAACCTCGCCGGCGTGAGCTTCGCCGCGCTCTTCGAGAACCCCACCGACACGACGGTGGGCACCATCGGGCCGCACGGGCTCGAGCTGCTCGTCGAGGGCGGCGACGACGCGACGATCGCGCAGAAGCTGCTCGACTCGAAGGCAGGTGGGATCGCAACGTTCGGCACCACCAGCGTCACGCGCAACACGAGCAACGGCGATCCGGTGGTCGTGAAGTTCACGCGGCCGGCTCTCGTCGACGTGTGGGTGAAGATCACGCTCTCGAAGCAGGCAGGCCTGTACCCGACGAACGGCGACGATCAGGTGAAGGCTGCGATCGTGGCGTGGGGAGACGCGCTCTCGCTTGGGCGTGACGTGGTGCCTTCGGCGATCGCGGCCGAAGTGTTCCGCACGATCCCCGGCGTGCTCGACGTGTCGGCCGTTCTCGTCGGGCTGTCGAACCCGCCGGCGAGCTCGACGCCGCTCGTCTTCTCGATCCGTGAGCGTGCCAACTACGACACTGGACGGATCGAGGTCGTGGCAACCAACGGGGTCCCCTGATGCTCACCGAGATCACCGACTACGCGGCTCGAGCTCGAGCCCGGCTGCTCGAGCAATACAAAGGGCGCGCGAAGCTCGCGGCGCTGGTGGCTGCCTTCGCCGGCCGCGTGCAAGACCTCGAGGTGGCGCTGTTCGATCTGATCGATCAGACCTCGATCGGTACGGCTGTTGGCGTGTGGCTCGAGCGGCTCGGCGCGATCGTCGGCGAACCGAAGGACGGCGCGCTCGAGGTGCTGTACCGCCGGTACGTGCGCGCGCGCGTGCGAGCGAACCGCTCGACGGGCACCTACGAGGACGTGATCGCGGTGGTGACGGAGTGGAACGGCGCCGTGCCGTTCGCCGGCCTCGAGCTCACCGAGCTCGGGCGCGCTTCCTTCCACGTCGACCTCTCGGATCCCGACGTCGACAACACGCACGCTCTGCGGCTCGTTCGGCTGCTCTCAAGCACTCGAGCTGCAGGCGTCGGGTGTCAGATGCTCTGGCAGCTCGACGCAAGCACGAAGGTCTTCACGTTCGCCACCGGCTCTAGCCTCGAGGCAGACAGCGACGCGGGCTTCGGCGACACTGGCAACCCTTCCACCGGCGGCGGGCTTCGCTCCGTCGCGATCGTCTGAGGATCACCCATGGCCACGAAACCGACGAACCTTGCAGAGTGGGCGACCGGCGCCGCGCCGATCGTCGAGCCGACGCTCCCGCAGAAACAGGCCGGGTGGACGCCGGCGTTCAAGCCCCCGGCCCAATGGTTCAACTGGTGGTGGAACCTCGTGCACCTGTGGATCGTGTGGCTCGACGCGTTCGAGTCAGAGGTGCACACGTGGACGGCGGCGCAGACGTTCTCCGCTCGGGTCATCTCCAACTTCGCGAGCTCGACGCAGCCCGCGGTGCTCGGCTTCAACACGAACGGTGGCGTCGGCGTCGGTGTGCGCGGCGACTCCGCGAACGGCATCGGCGTCGACGGAGTGGGCAAGCTGTGGGGCGTGGCGGGCACGCAGACGGGTGTGTTCACCGGCGGCGCCGGCGTCTATGGCAACGCGACCGACGCGGCTTCCTTCGGCGGCGTGTTCGAACATCTCTTCGGCGGCGTCGGCGCGAAGATCAACACGCTCGGCTCGACCTCGCCGAACACGGGCCTGCAGGTCTTCAGCTCTGGATACGGGATCGAGGTCTCGGCCTCTGGAAACATCGCCATCGACGCCACCACCACCGCTTCGGCGCCGGGCACCTACTCGATCCGCACGCGCGGAGGCCGCTCTGGAGTTCTCGGGCGGCCGGCGGCCGGCGTGACTGCAGGCGTCGGCGTCGAGGGCATCGGAGAGACGACCGGCGCCGGCGTGAAGGGCACCGGCGGATCGACCTCAGGCGACGGCGTGACGGGCACCGGCGGCGGGCCGAACGGCGCCGGCGGCCGCTTCACTGGAACCGGAGTCGGGCAGGGCGTCGTGGCTGTCGGCAACGTCGGCGGCGAGTTCGGCCGCACCGACGCAGACCCCACCTTGCCGGCGATCGTTTCTGTCGGCGCGATTCAGATGGCCGGCTCAAGCGACCGCGGCGGGCACGTCGCGATCTTGAACGAGCTCCACCGCAAGCTGTCGATCAAGGCGTGGGCGCTCGTGCAACTCAACAACTCCGCGGCGCCGACGATCCTCGATCGGATGAACGTCGCCGGCGTGTCGCAAGACGCGAACGGCGTGAACTTCACCTTCGCGCAGGGCTTCGCGACGTCGACCTACGGCGTGTTCGGTTTCATCACCGAGAGCCCCGACGAGCGCCACGCTCGAGCGAGCCGCACGAGCTCCACGGTCGCGCGCGTGCAGATCCGCGACGCAACGAACACGACCCTCGGGCTCATCGCGAGCAACGGGCTCGAGGTTCTGATGGTGGCGATCGGCGCACAGTGACGAGCCCCCGGGAGCGCTGATACCCTTCGGGGCATGGGCGCTCTCGATCAGGCCAACAGCATCACCGACTTGCTCGTGCGGGCGCCGCTTGCCGGCTTCCTCGCGCTCACGCTGATCGCGCTCGTCGCGCTCTTCATTCTGCTGCAGCGCGAGAAGAGCGCGCACCTCTCAACGGTTCGCGAGGTGGTTGCACTCACGACGGCAATTTCCTCGCAGTGGGATCGCCAGCTCGAGCTGCAGCAGCAGATCGCCGAAGAGCTCGAGCGGCGCCCCTTGGAACGCGGCCCCTGAGGTGGATAGTCTGTCTGCGAGTGCGATCCTCCCGAGGCCCAACCACATGAGCAAGGCAGCTACGAAGACGAGCCCGTCGTTCTTCTCTCGTCGCCGCGAAGAGCAGCAGCAGGCGCGAAGCAAGGTGCGCGAGCTCACCGAGGCGATCAGCAACGGGCGGCCGCTGCAGCGCGATCGCTCGAGCTCGAGCCGCGAGAAGCAGCAAGACAACCGCATCGACGAGCCTGTCGGCGAGCTCGAGCGCTCGAGGGGTTGACCATGTACACCCCGGGCCTGTGGCTGTCGGCCGATCGAGCCGAGGTCGTCACCGCTCCGTTCACGTGCGGCACCTCGAGCCGCTCGCCGGAGTCGTACCAACGCACCGTCGATCAGTTCGGCGTCGACGTTCACCCGCGCTACGCGAACGCTCCCGGCGAGACGTGGTGCAATCTCTTCCTGTCGGACGTGACGCGTGCAAACGGTTGCGAAATCCCGCGCTCGTGGCGGGGCAACTGGCTTCGAGCTCGTCACCAGATCCTCTGGCTGCGCGGTGAGCTCTCGCAGCGCGAGCTCGCGGCGGCGCTCTCACCGAAGCTGCTCGAGCTGCAGGGCCCGCACCATGGGTGGCATGAGGTCTCGGAGATCCACGCGCGCGAGTCGGCCGGCCGCGGCTGGCCCACTGTGGTGACGTGGCTCGCTCCCTCCGCCGGCGAGCCCTCGCACGTCGGGTGTGTCATGCCGAGCCGAACGCCGGCGACCATGATCGCGCAGGCCGGCGGCAAGCGGTTCGCTTATGGTCCGCTCGCGACCGGGTTCGGTTCTCGGTCGGTGCAGTTCTTCACTCACGCATGAAGGAAGGGACACGATGGGAAACTGGAACATTTCGATCCGCGGCGTCGGGCCGCATCACAACGCGAAGGACTTCGACGCCGAGCAGATCGCGGCGAGGTTCGTCGACGAGCTCAAGCGCAACGGGCACACCGTCGTGTCGGCAGAGGTGACGTACGGCGGCGTCGAGGTGCTCGAGGACGGGCGCTACGGCGGCGAGCGACCGCAGTCGCGCGCGCTGCTCGTGATCGGGCAAACCCTGCGCGTCGGGCTCATGCTGCTCGCGGCCGGGTTCCTGCTCGCGGCTTCGCCGGTGTGGGCGCAGATCATCGTGTCAGACGCCGCGCTGCAGGTGACCGCGGCCGACGTGCTGCCCGCGTCGGAGCCCTCGGCTCTCGGTTCGCTGCTGCAGTGGGTTTCGACTGCAGTGCTCGGGCTGATCCTGCTCGGGGTCTCGCTGCTCGGCGTCTACCTGCGCGGGCGCGCGAAGGACTCGAAGGTGTGGGGTGCGGTGAATTCGTTGTGGGTTCTGATGCAGACCGCGGTGGCTCACGCCGAAGCCGAGCTCCGACCTAAGATCGCGAAGGCTCTCGCCGACGGCAAGCTCACGCCGGAGGAAGGCGCCGCGCTCAAGGCGAAGGTGCTCGAGATCTTCAAGAGCATGGCCGGCGAGAAGATCCGCGAGCTCGCCGATCTCTTGAAGCTCGGAGAGACGGGCGTCGGCGTGTTCCTCTCGGGCCTGCTCGAGCGCGCGGTGGCCGCCGGCAAGTCGCCGGGCGTTCCCGGCTCGAGCTCGCCGACCTCGAGCTCGCCGGCTCCGGCTCCGGGGAATCAGCCGTCCCCTTGACCGCCCCGGTTGACCCGCCGGCTGCAGCGACCCCGATCGCCGACGTTCCTCGAGCTGTCCGTTTGAGCCTCGAGGGAGTCGGCGATCGTCTTACGAAGGGGCTCGACAAGGCAGCCGGGCTCGAGGTCGGCCGGGGCTATCTCGAAGCGACAGCAGGGTTGCACTCAATCGGCGGCGCCTTCGCGCGGCTCGAGCTCGGCGCGCGGCCGCTGCAACAGCTCGAGGTGTTCGGCTACGGGCAGGTGACGGCGCCGCTTCCCGCGATGCAGTCGTCGTTCCCTGTGACGGTAGAAGCCGGCGTGGGCGCGCGCGTTCGCTGGTGATACGGTTTCGGGCATGACCACCCGACTCGCAGTCGCAACCCGCAACGCCAGACTTGATGCGTTGATCGCCGCTCTCGGCGGCGGCGCGCAGATCCGCATCTTCAGCGCTCCGCGCCCAGCGAACGTCGCGGCCGCTGAAACCGGCACGCTGCTCGCTGATCTCACCGGCGGCACTCCCTTCGCGCCGGCGGCGTCGGGCGGAGCGGCGGCGGCGAACGCCATCACGCAGGACCCCAGCGCCAACGCGACCGGCACGGCGGCGTGGGCCCGGCTTCGCACGAGCGGCGGCACCGCGATCATGGACATCGACGTGACCGCGACCGGCGGAGGCGGCGAGCTCGAGCTCGTGACGGTCTCGATCACGACGGGGCAGCCCGTGCAGATCTCGAGCTTCACGCTCACCGAAGGCAACCCGTAACAGAGGGGCGATCCCGTGGCTCTCGCAACGAAGACCGTGCGCTACGGGTGGGGCTCGCTCACCACTGCCACCGCCGATCTGGTCGAGTCGTCTCTCGGCACGAAGACGGTGTACTTGCCCGAGGTCACCGGGCGAGTCATCCGATCTGCCTTCGTGATCTTCTCAGGGCAGGACGTGATCACCGCGACCGGTGGTTCGGTGAACCGGATCCAAGTCTCGGTAGGGATCGACGCCGTTGCTAACTCTGTCGTGAACGACGTCGCGGCGACCATTGCCAACACGGGCGAGAACATCGCGCTCCACTGGCACGCCGACTTCACCGCCTACTTCGTGACCAACTTCACCGGCACGAGCCACGCGGTCGAAATGCTGTGGCTGCAGTCGCAGAACACGGGCACCACGGCCGGCTATCGCAACGTCTCGGCGGAGCTCTTCATCACGTACGAATACGACGACGCGGCGACGACGCAGATCAAGTCCGTGGTGTTGCCGATCGAGTCTGTCGTCGGAGCTCTGGCAACCGCGTCGTTGACGGAGTGGGGCACGAACCAGATCCCGCAGCTCACCGGCGCCGGCGGCATTCTTCCCGAGGCGTCGGTGGTGATCCGCGATTACTACTTCGTGCTCGAGGGAAACGAAGCGAACAACGCCGGCGTCACCGACTTCACGCTCGAGCTGGCGCTCGACGCCGAAGCCGCGGCTCCGTTCGGCGCGCAGGAGACCGCGCTCTCGAGCGATCGGTTCTGTCGGTTCGTTTGGGACCGCTCGAGCTCGATCCCCACAACGACGGTGACGCATCAGTTCAAGGCGCGATCGAACGCGCAGGCGCGCTTCAATCACATGAGCGCGCAGCTCGTGGTGACGTACGAATTCACACCGCCTGCAGCCGGAGCAAACCGAACGATCAACTCGATCCTCGTGCCCTTCGCGCTGCCTCCGCCCATCGGTGGAACCGCGGCGGCCGACAACTCGCGCGTGCGCTTGAAGGTGCGCATCGACGAGCCGGGCACGATCACGATGCGGCCCTCTGCAGTGCAGCTCTTCGTCGAAGGCGCGGCCGCGATCGCCGGGCTCAACGTTCGCGCGGGCGCGCAGGCGTACCGCGCGTACACGCACAACGTCGCGACGGCGTGCGGGAGCGCCGTCCTGCAGCACCGCATTGACTCCGGCGCTGCAGGCGGTGCGGCTCTGACGCTCGCGCGCGGCGACAACCTGATCGACATCGACGTGTACAGGACAGACACCGCCGACCTCGGCGTGGGCGTGTGCGGCTTCCTCGTTCTGAATTACGAGAGCGACACGTCAACCGGTGGAGTCTCGAGGCACTCGCGAACGACGTGGTGGCACCTGAACCGCACGAGCACCGTGGCTGCGGCCGCGCTCACCACTGTCGCAGCGGCGGCGCCGGTGATCGCCGAGACACAGCACACGCAGGTGGCGATCGGGTGGCTGTCGTACATTCTCGAGGCCGGCGCGACGAACAAGTACCAGCTCACCGCAGAGCTCTTCTCCGGCGAGCACGACGGCGACGGCTGGTACGCGATCGATTCCGGCGAGACGGTGACCGACGCGGAGCTCGGCGTCGGGGTGCAGGTGTTCTCGGCGAGCGGCCGGTTCTTCGAGCGGTGGTGGGCTGACACTGAGACGGAGCGTGCAGTGCTCGAGACTGCCCGGCGCTACCGCCTCTGGAATCTGGTGGCGGCGCGGTGGACCTCGCTCCTGATGGTCGTCTCGTATCACTCGCAAGTCTTTCAGGTGGCCGGCAACGTGACCGACTCGGGCGGCGGCACCGTCAACCTTGAGGTGTACAGAGCGAGCGACGGCCGCTTCCTCGGGTCGACCTCTCGAGTGGGCAACGGGGCGTACACGTTCGACGTTCCCGTCGACGATGCATGCTTCGTCGAGGCACGGGAAAGCGGATCGCTACTCGGCCGCAGCGATGACGGCACGCCGACGAGGATCGCATGAGCTGCCCGCAGGAGCTGAAAGACGCCGTGCTGCGCGCGCTCGATCAGGCGTACGAGCTCGACGGGCTCGTGGCCGAACGCGTGACGCTCGAGCTTGTCGACCCGCTGCTGTACGAGCCGGGCAAAGCTCCGCCGGCGGCGATGTACAAGGTTGTCGCCGACGCCACCGACGCACGAACGATCCACTTGCGGATCACGGTGAGAGCGCCGACCCCTGCAGTTTGGCCGAGGTGATTCGTGGCCTTCGACGTACAGCTCCGGGAGAACGGCACCGGGTTTGACGTCTCGCTCGCGAGCTCGGGCGGATCCGTCTCGGGCTCTGCAGCGCTCACGCTCGACGCTCTCGTGGTCGCGGCCGCGGGCACCCCGGTTGGAACCGGCGCTGCAGCTCTGACGCTTGATGCAGCGGCGCCGGCGGCCACAGGGACTCCAGTCGTCACGAGCTCGGCGGCGTTCACGCTCGAGGGCCCGACGGTCGCAGCCGTTGGCGACGTCGGCGGCACCGTGTCGGGCACCGCGGCGCTCACCCTTGCCGATGCGACCCCGGCTGTCACCGGCGCTCCGGTGGCCTCTGGCGCGGTCGTGGTGGGGCTCGCCGCGATCACCCCTGCGGCGGCAGGGGCGCCTGTCGCTGTGGGCGTGGCGGCCCTGCAGCTCGACGCGGTGGGCGTTGCCGCGGTCGGCACGCCGCTGGGCTCTGGCGCTGGTGCTGTCTCGTTGGCTGGAGTCACGCCGGCGGGCTCTGGCACGGTCGTCTTGCCGGGTTCGGCGGCGCTCACGCTTGAGGCGATCGCGGTCGCGGCCGCGGGCAGTGTTGGTTCAGGCGTCGACGGTGATGCAGCTCTGACGCTCGAGGGCCCGACCGTCAGCTCGAGCGGCGCGCCGGTGATCACGAGCTCGGCGGCGCTCACCCTTGACGCCGCTGCTGTCAGCTCGAGCGGTTCACCGGCTGTCTCTGGTGAAGTCGCCGCGGCGCTCGAGCTCGGCGCCGTGCAGGCTGTCGGCGCTCCTGCTGCAACGGGCTCGGCGGCGTTCTCTCTCGATGACCTGCAGGTGCAGGCGACGGGGCTGCAGGCCACCGCCGCAACGGTGTCGGTTTCTGTCGAGCTCGGCGCCGTGCAGGCTGTCGGCACGCCGGGCAGTCTCGCGTGGGTGTACGCCGGCGAGACAGGCTATCGGCTCGAGCTCTCGGAAGTGGCGCGCGGGGTCGAGCAGCTCGAGCTCGACGCCGAGAGCCGCGCGGGCGCGCTCGAGCTGATACCCTGACAGCATGGCCACCCCGTTCCCGCTGAAGGTCGGCGACCTCCTGCCCCGCTATCGGGCACGCCTGCGCAACGCTGCAGGCGCCCCTCTCAACCTCACGACCGCGACCGCGGTGACCTTCAAGATGCGGCCGAAGGACTCACCCACCACGAAGGTGTCGGCGCCGGCGACGTTCATCGATCGCGCCGGCGGCGTCGTCGAATACGCGTTCGCAGGTACCGACACTGACACCGCCGGCGACTTCGACGTGCTCTTCCTGATCACGTGGCCGGACGGGCCTCAGACAATCCCGCCCTCGGGCTTCGGGCTCGTGCGCATCGAGCCGACCTTCACTTGAGCGTCGAGCTCGGCGGCGCCGGCCGCGGTGTGGCTGCGATCTCCTGCTCGATCTCTTCGCGCAGCGGCTCCGAGAAATTCGATGGGTGAACGGGCTCGAAGGTCGGCTTGGTGAAGTTCGCTGCGAGCGCTCCGAGCACCAGCATGAGAGCGGCCGCGAGCAGCACCTGCGGCAACGGCTCGCGCCGCGCGGGATCGGCGGAGTACACGTCGACGAACGGCACGTTGACGCCGGCGGCCACGAGAGCCTCGCGCAGAACGTCGGCGGGCAGCATGGACAGGCTCACGAGGTCGTGGCGATCGACCGTCGGCACGTTTCGGCGGAGCGCTGCCCACGCGAGGTCGGCTCGTGTCGCCTGTCGCTGCAGATCGAGCGCGATCACTTCGCGCCCCCTTTCTTGAAGATCGCGTCTGCCTTCTCGGCCTCGGCTTCGGCTGCAGCTCGCCGGGTTTTCTCGAGGCTCTTCAGGTCGACGCCGAACGCCTTCGCCAGCTTCTTCGCTTCGTCGGTGTACTCGCCGTAGCCCCTGAGGTTGTCGCCGAGCGCGAGCATGATCGCGGTGAGAAGCACCGAGGGCTTCGCCTTCGCGATCGCCTTCGCGTCGGATCGCATGTCAACGAGCGTGTCTTCGGGCAGACCGGCCGCGCTCTCGAAGTCGGCGCCGGGCAGGAAGTTCACGAGCAGCGCGTCTGCCACCATGTCGAGCACGAGCCGCACCGCCGGCGTCATGTCGATCGCGCGCTCGAGCCCGCGCGCGACGTTCACGCATAGGTCGGCCACGACGAGCTCGCGGATCTCTTCCGCCTCGTCTTCCTCTTTCGATTCCTTCGAGGCCACGGCGCGCTTCCGCGTCACCTCTGTTTCCTGCTCTGCCCACTTCACGCCGGCGGCCGCGAGAGCCTTGGTGGCCGCGCGCTTGTCGACGAGCTCGTGGGGCACGAGCCGGCGATCCGCAGCGACGATCACCTGCGGCATGTCTTCCGGCTTCACCTTCGCCTCGAGCAGCTCGCGCCACGATCGGCGCTTCGAGTCGGCAAGGTTCGGCGCGTTGAGCTCGACGTGCTTCGAGTCGTAGAGCGAATCGCCGTGCGGATAGAGGGCCGCGCCGTCGGCGACCGACAGCACTTTCTTCCCGGCGGCCTGCGCTTCGGCGCTCTTGCGTTGCCAGTTCGCCTTCGCCTTCGAGTCGTAGCAGGCCACGTCGGTGCAGACGTCGCCGGCTTTCGCGAGGTCGTCGAAGAGCTCGGGCGCATTCTTCGGCCGCTTCGGGCATGCCTTGCAGCTCCCGGCCTCGGGCACGAGAGTCTCGTCGGTGAGCGAGAACGCACACCCCTTGAGGCTGCGCGTGTACTCGCGCTGCAGCCATTCGATCGCGTACCTCGCCGGCGCAGGGCCGTCGGCGTCGGGCTTCAAGGCGGAAGCCTCGAGGGCCTTCGCCTGCAGCCGGTGAGACAGGCGAGCGAGCGGCGTGGCCACCGACGCGTGGAGCTTGCCGTCGAGCAGCGCCGATCGGGCCTCAGGACAGAGAGCGATCAGCTTGAGCCGCGCGTAGACCGTAGCCTTCGAGCTCCCGATCTTCTCGGCGATCTGCTCGACGGTGAGGCCGCGAGCTCGCAGCGCTTCGTAGCCCTCGGCTTCCTCGATCGGGTTCAGGTCGGAGCGCCGCAGGTTCTCGACGAGCTGCAGCTCGAGCGCTTGCCCGTCGGTGAGCTCGCGCACGTACGCGGGCACCGTCTCGAGCCCGGCGATCGACGCAGCCCGGAATCGGCGATGGCCGGCGACGATCTCGAGCCTGTCACCAACGCGGCGCACCACGAGCGGCGAGACGAGCCCCACGCTCTTGATGCTCTGCGCGAGCTGCTCGAGGTCGCCGAAGGTCTTCCGCGGGTTCGTGGGACTCTCGACAAGCTCGCCGATCGCGACCTGCTGTACGTTCATGGCGAACGGCGCTGCGGGCTCCGTCACCGCGAGCGCGATCTCCGCCGGCGTCGAGAACCCCATCGCTTCCTTCACTTCGGCCGCGAAGTTCGACGGCTTCACCGCCACCGGGTTGCCGGCCGCGACCTCTGGCAACGCGACCGTCTCAGGCGTGGCGATCCACAGCTTGCGCTTCGAGCTCTTCGTATTCTCTTCCATGGTGATCCTTCCTTCGGTGGGTGCTGCAGACGTTTGCACTTCAGCTACGGGAAACGGAGCGGCGCGCGAGCAGCTCGGCGAGCAGCGCGTTCACCGCATCGCTCACCGAGCCCTTGAGCTTCCGCTGTTCCTTCCTGATGAGCTCGGCAAGCTCGGGCAGCGGCCGGATCGTGAACGCGTCACGACGTTCGATGCTCCCGGCGAGCCCGGCGTTCGGGCTCTCTCGGCGCCGGCGATGGTAGTGGCGCGGGCAGAGGAAGCCCGGCTCGACGACGCCACCGCGCAGCCACATGCAGTGGCACCCTTCGATCTGGCAAGGCTTGTAGCCCTGCTCGCTGCGGCGCCTGACCTCCGAGATCGTCGCAGCGATCACCACGTTCTCTCGCTTCGTCTTGCTCATTCGCCCTCCTTCGCGGGCGCGGGCACCTTGGCAGCGTCGGTGCGCTTCCGCAACCATTCGCTAGAGACTTCGGCCGCGTTCTCGAGCGCCGCGTTGGCCACCGCGTTGAAGAGCACGTCGATCGAGTGCTCGTCTTTGCGAAACGAGCGCACGAGCTCGCACGTCGAGCTCGTCGGGTCTCGCGAGAGCATGATCACGGCGTCGCCTGTCTCGAGCTGTTCGGCCCACACAACTCCCGGGTGACTCCGATCGGCGGGGCGCAGGTGCAGCCGGCCCTCGAGGGGCAACACGTCGAGGTCGACGTTGATCGAGCCATCGGCGTTCACTGCAGCGATCCCGGCTCGAGTCCAGATCGCTCCGTTCATCCCGCGCTTCCGAACGGCGAACACAACGAATCGGGTGGTGAGTCTCGCGGTCATCGTTTGTCCCATGGGTAAAGACGCGGCCCCTTCACGTACGCCGCGCGCGTGTGCTCTTCGTCTGCAACATGTTCCCGGCGCTCGAGCTCGACGGCTCGTGCTTCCTCGTCTGCCTTGTCGAGCTCGAGCCGGCCATCGTCGGCGCCGGCGTTCGACCACGGGTGGCCGTACGCGTAGAAGAACCACCGCCTGTCGGCCGGCGTCATGAGCCGAGCCGTTCGCAGCACCTTCCCGAAGGCGAGCGTCGAGGCGAGCGGATCGAAATACTGCGTGGACCCCTTGCACTGCAGGCAGGTCGACTTCAGATCGGGAGCGAGCCCGTTCGTGCAGAACCGGCAGATCACCTGCAGGCCGATCGTGAGCTGCAGCCGCTCGAGCTCGAAGCTTGAGACGTCGTGCCACTTGCGGTGGTTGCGCCACCACCGGGCCTCGACGTGCGCGGGGAACGGCTGCCCGGCGACGGGTTCGCGTGCGAGCCGCACCGCGAGGTACTCACCGTCGCCGAGCTTGAAGACGAGCGGCGTCACCATGTCTCGCCCCGCTTGAGGTCGGCCGGCGTCAGTCCGTTCGCCTCGAGCCACCCACCGATCGAGCTCGGGCGCGCGATGCGACAGGGCCGGGCATCCTTCGGCGCGTGCTTTTTCTTCCACCACCACGAGCGATCGGAGCGAGGCCCGAGCCACGCAGGCTTGCCCCGGTAGCCGAGCTCTGCAGCGCGATCGAGCATCGTCAGGCACACCGGGCACGTGACGCGCTCCATGATCGCGGTGACGCACGAGTCGGCTTCCTCGACGCTGTCAGCGATCGCCATGACTGCGGCGACCGTCAGGGTTGCCGGCTTCACCTCGAAGCCGCAGAGAGTCGCTGTCCACTTGCGACACCCGATGTGCACCACGTTCGCCGCGTTCATCGGTTCCACTCCTCTTCGAGGTACTCGGCGACCTCGCGACCGCTCTCGATGCCTTTGCGCCACGATGCATTCCGCCTGCAGTCGGCCGCGGTCGTCGGCTGCGGCACGCGTCCGGAGTGCTCGAGCGTCACGTAGCCGAACCCGTCGCCGGTGCTGATCGTCGGCAGACTCCAGTGGGCCGGGTTGAAGCCGGGGATCTGCAGGCTGGAGTAGTGCTTGCGGTTGCACATGTACCGCGACCGCTCGCCGACGAGCGCCGCGGCGAGCTCCCAGACAGCGGCGATCATGCCCGTCTCTTCGAGCTCGCGATCGCTCGACGGCTTCGAGTTGCTCACCTTGAACCGCAGCCGCGCGTGCTCGAGGTCTTGCATCACTTCGATCGTCTTCATGTTGGTTCCTTCCTTCGCTCGGGCACCGTGCCCGGGGCTCCATAGATAGCAAGCCCGCTGCGCGTGTGCAAGCGCTATCTCGCTTGCGCTGGCGATTCGCGCGCGCAATGGTTCACCTATGGACGCAATCAACGGATGGCAGGATGTGGTGGGCAGCATCGCGGCGCCGAGCTCGTACGACCGCGAGCAGCAGGCGCGGCACTTCTGCTCGGGTGTGAACGCGCCGGGCGAAGTCGAGGGGCTCGCCGGGCACTCGTGGGTCGGCATCGCTGCGAGCGAGATCCGGCCGGGCCTGCTCGAGGCGCTCGAGGCCAACCGCCGCAGCGTGCGCGCTCTCTTCGTCGACTCGGGCGCGTTCTCTGAGGTGGAGTTCGGCGCCAACGGGCCGCAGGTCGTCGAAGAGATCGACCACGCTGATTGGCTGATCCGCTTCGGCGTGTACGACCGCATGGCGCGGGCGTTCGGCCCTCGCGCGTACGTGGTCGCACCCGACCGCGTTGGCGATCAGGCTGTCACGCTCGAGCGGCTCGAGCGCTACGCCGGCCGGTGTCGCCGGCTCGTGTCCTACCGGGCGAAGCTGATCGTTCCGGTGCAGAAGGGCGCGCTGTCCATGGCCGCCTTCTGGCGCGCCGCGGTCGACGTGCTCGACCTGCCCCTTCACGATCGCGCCGGCGACTTCGTGCTCCCGATTGCGGGCGTCCCCATGAAGAAAGACGCGACCTCGATCGCCGAGCTCCGCGAGCTCGCCGCGGCGCTGCCTCAGGGCTGGCCGATCCACCTGCTCGGCATCGGGCCGGAGTCGAAGCGCTACGCGGCCGCGCTCGAGGCGATCCGCTCCGTCAACCCGACGGCGACGGTCACCACCGACAGCAACTCGATCCGCCGGCTGGTGGGTCGCACGAACGGTCGCGGCGGCGGAGCTCGCGCGCTCACCGCGGCACAGGATCGAGCTCGTGCGGCCGGCGCTGCAGGGCAGGAGCTCAAGCGGGTTGCTCTCTCCGCGGTCTACTTCGCCGAGCTCCGAGCCGACAACGCGCGCCGAGCTGCGGCCGGGTGGCTCGACGACGAAGGCTGCTGAAACGAACGGGGCCCGCCGGCGAGAACCGGCGAGCCCCTCGAGCTGCTCGAGCTCTTCACTCCTCTTCGGCGCCGATGACCTCGAGAGCGACGTCGCTCTTCTCGGTGACCGTCACGGTGAACGGCGGCACCGCGTCGTCGTCGGTGTACACCTTCAGCCCGTGCTTCCGCATGACGTCGACGAGCGCTTCCTTCTGAGTCTTCAGGCTCTTCGTCAGAGCCTTGTGCTTGTCGCGCAGCTTTCGGTACGCCTCGCCGGCGTCAGTCACTTCCTTGATCGTCTTCGGCTCGGTGCCCGGGATCCTCGTCTGTCGTGCCACGGTGGTCATCCTTCGCTACCGGGCTCTCGGGCCGGCTCTCCGCCGGGCTTCGCGCCCGGGTGGTCAGGGTAGTCCTTCAGCTCGGCTTCCATCGCGTCGACCGCCTGATCGAACGCGGCCGCGCGCCTCGAGCGCTCCGCCTCCATCGCCTCGAGCCGCTGTTGAACGCTCGTGGCGTACTTGGCAGCAGCAGGATCGGTGAGCGACTTGCGGGCGATTTCGATCCCTTCCTCGAGCTCGGCCGCGGTGCACTCGAGCAGAGCTTTCCCCTTCGCAGAGCCGAACCGCATCGACGACATGGGGATCGAGTTCGGAGTGCTCGAGCTCGCCGGCGGAGTCGGTGTCGGCTTCGCGCCGAGAGCTTTGCCGATGCGAGCCGCTTTCGATTCCACCTTCGCGTCGACGAGCTTCGGGCCCGACGACGCGGTCTTCACGAGCTCGCCCACCACATCGATCGCTTCGTTCGACATCTCCTCTGGCGTGTAGGCGCCGGCGAATTCGTACGGAAACGTGAGCCGCAGGGCCTGCGCGCGCGCGACCTTGACGATCATCGTCTCAGGCTTGTTCTTCCAGAGCGGCCCGAGCCCCACGTACTCGGTGAACCGAACGAAGGCGACGGGGCTCACCTCGAGGTCGCGACGGAAGGCGATGGCCCACGCCCCTACGATCGCTCCGCGTGGCTTCGCCGGGTTCGTGATGTGCCGCACCTTGCCGGCCGCGAAGTCGATCGCGCAGTCGTCGTTCTCGTAGATGCAGCCGGCGCGCAGCCCGAGGAAAAGCCCCGAGCGGTGAGCGCGAACCTCCATCCCCTGCTCGCTCGCTTGGAAAACAAACTGCTCGATCTTCCGCTCGTGGCCTTCGGCGTCCTTCACCGTCACCGTACGCGGCACGCAGTACGCCTCGTTCATGATCGGATCGAGGCCGGAGCGTCGGCACTTCTCGAGGAAGACAGCGAACTCCCCGTCGGTGATCCCGCTCGGGCAGATCTGTTTCTTGATGAGCTCGACCCGCTCGCGCGTGAAGAGCTCGCGGGAGAACGCGATCGCCGCTTCCTGCGACTTCGCCAACGCGGTGGTGTCTGCCTTCGGGTTCGGTGCGTCGGGCTGCTCGAGCACGACAGCCGGCTTCGTTGCAGTCTGTGTTTCAGTGGTCACGGTTCGGTTCCTTCCTTCGGTTGGTTCTGCGGTACTGCGAGAGCGTCAGTAGCATGCGGGGCTGACATTGCCCGGCGTTGATCCTCGGAGAGCAACGGCACGAACGAGACGTCGCCGGCCTCGACTGCAAGCGGCGTCGCCTCTGGCCAGTCGTACGTCAGCCGCAGCACTCGAGGCCCGACGCGCACGCGATCGAACACGGTGGCGGTCGCTGCGAGCTCGAGCTCGAGCTGCCGACGGAGATCGCCTTCGGGCATCGCCATGACTGCGAGCCCGGCGATCCGGCCGCGCTCTGCGCTTTGCGCTGCAGCGTCGGTGACGGTGCTGTCTTTATTCTTCAGCCACGTGACCTTCCCCGCTGGAACACCCGGGCGCTCTGGCCACTGCAGGCCGGCGCCGTCGCCGATCGCGAGCTCGACGACTCGGCGCGCCGTCTCGACGTCGAGAGCGGCTCGAGCCTTCACCTCTCGCATGAGCGCGAGCCGCTCGATCGCTGCCCAGAGCTCCGGCTGCTGATCGTGCATGACGGGCCGGAGCGGCGCCTTCCGATCGCGCTCCGACGGAAACCGCGCCGAGACGAAGGTGGCGTACTGCTCCGACCAATCCGGTGGCGGCGGCACCTTCGGCTCGACGTGATCGCGCATGAAGCGCTCCGCGAGATCGTACAGCCGGCCGAAGATCTCGGCGGAGAACCGCACGCGAAACTCGAAGAGCTCCGTCTTGTCGAAGTCGACGATCACCGCGCACTCGTGCACTCCGGCGACGGCCATCTCCCACTGCACCTGCACCCAATACTCGTCGGGGATCTCGTCGGTGAACTGCGGCGCGTCGTCTCCCGGATCGACGTACACCTTCACGCCGTCTCCCCACTGTCGACGCATGCGCCAGCTCGAGCTCTTCACCTGCAGCAACATGTCGGCGTCGTCGACCCGCGGCCGCAGCTTGCGACCGTCGCCGCGCTTCGTGGCTGACAGGTAGACGGCGCGATCAGGTGTCGCGAGGGCGTACCGCTTCGCCGGGTGTTGCAGCGTGTCGACCTGCGCGAGGTACAGGCCGCGACGTCGAGCCCACACGCGCGCGAACGGCGCCTCGACTTCAGAGCCGAGATCCATTCGATAGGTGGCGTCCTTCTGCAGCCCTTCGACCTTCGAGCGCCACACCTCGATCGGCGCTCCCCACGGGCTGATTCCTGCGAGCGTCGCGATCTCCGACGCTCCGATGCCCGAGCGTCGCCGCTCGAGCTGCTGCTTCGTCAATGGCATGTCGTTCCTTCCTTCGCGCCCGGGCGGAGTGCTCGAGCTCGCGCGAAGCTGCAATAGGCGGTGCGAGATTGCAAGCGTTCGCACGCTTGACACGCTCGACGTTCCACGAGACCTTCCGCGCCGTCGACGTGATGGTCGACGCCTCACGCAGTCAACCCATACCGTCGCCGCTTCCCTCACCATCACCTCGAGCTCTCACGGGCTCGAGCGAGGGAACGCGGCGGCGACCTGTCGAGGTTCTCTCGTGGCGAAGTCTGAGATCGATCCCTTCATTCCGTTCGTGCAGGTGGCTCGAGCGTCTGCCCCTGCTGCAGCCGCGCTCGCTCCGGCGATCGGCGTCACCTACCAACACGCGCGCGGCGCTCTCGTGATCTTGTGGGAAGGGCTCGCCGACCGTCGCGAGCTCGCGAAGCACCTTCGGGCCGGCGCGATCCTGCTCACCGAAAAGGAAGTGCGGCACCGCCTGCAGCTCGCCTTCGGCGCCGAAGTCGACCCCGAGCTCGCAGCCACCGCCGGCTTCCTCGAGCGCCGCGGCGACCTCTGGCGGGTTCGCGGTGGGTCTCGATTGCTGGCCGTCGAGGTCGCGCGGCTCAAGAAAAAGAAGAGCGCGAGCAGCGATCCAATCGAAACGGAGCACCGGGAGTCGCACCCGGGTGGCACCCCGGGTAGCACCCCGGGTAGCACCCCGGGTAGCACTCCCCATGTCACCCCGGGTAGCACCCCGGTGCCACCCCCCCATAGGAAAGAGGAAAGAGGAAAGAGTCTTCAAAACGATCTCGGGCTCTCGCCCGCGAACGAAGCAAAACGGTCGACACGCCGAGCCTCGGTGTGGGAAGACCTGCACCGTGAACTTTCCGACCTTCGAGCGAAGCGACTGCAGCAGCTCGAGCTGGAACCTTCACCGCAGGAGCTCGCGCCGTCTCGCGTAAACCAGCTCCTCAGGAAGGCGGCCGAAGCGCTCGAGGAGATCGAGCCGACCGGCGCACCACCAGAGGAACGCACCGATGACCTGATCGCGCTGTACCGGCGCTACCTGTGGAGCGCGCGGTGGCGTGTGGCTGATCCGCCCTTCCCCCTCGAGGGCTTCGCGACGCCGGCTCTGCTCGAGCGGCTCGACGAGCTCTTCGGCGACGGCAACGATCCGGTGGCTCGAGCGGAGGAATGGAAGTGAGCACTGGTACCGCAGACCTCGAAGAGAGGGTGCTGGGCGCGCTGCTCGACGCAGAAGGCGCGACAGGCAGCAACGCGGCCGCGCTGCTCGAGCTCTCAGGGTTGAAGCCAGAAGACTTCACGATCGCGCGCGTGCGTGCGGCGTGGGTGATCGCCTCGAGGTTGATCGCTCGCGGCCGGCCTGTCGACTCGCTCTCGTTGTACGCCGCGGGCAAGGCGACCAACGACTTCAGCTCGAGCGACGGCGACTGGCTGCTCAAGCTGCAGACGAGCAACGCGGCAACGCGCGAGACGTTCGCCAGCGTCGCTGAAGAGATCCGCGGCGAGTCTCGGCGGCGCTCTCTGCTGTGGGAGCTCAAGCGTCACGTGCAGCAGCTCGAGGCCGGCGCCGTGCGAGCTGTCGACGTCGCGTCGGCGCTCGACCCCGTGCTCTCTGGCCTGACAGGCGGCGAGATCCAGACCGGCACCGGCTCCGACGACGTGCTCGAGCTCTCCGAGTCGTGGGAGGCGCAAGAGCAGGGCCGCACGAAGCCTCTGCTCGTGCCGACAGGGATCCCAGCGATCGACGAAGTGATCGGCGGCTACCCTCCGAACCTGTCGATCGTGTGTGGGCTCCCGAGCGTGGGGAAGTCGGCGAAGCTCGCGACGCTGATCGATCGGCACCTGATCGGCGGGCTTCGCGTCGGGCTCGTCGGGCTCGAGGATGGCAGCTCGTGGTGCGCGAAGCGGTTGATGGCTCGCGACCTCGGGATCGCGGTGCGACAGGTCGGCACGCTCCGGCGTGATGCGGCTCTCAGTGAGCGGTTCAGCGTCGTGGCGCCGGCGCTCTCGAAGCACCTCGCGAACCTGTACACCTTCCGACAGACGAAAGAGGAAGCCGCGATCAACACGGGCGCTCTGCTGCGGCTCTGCACTCACTGGTTCCTGAACCTCGACGTCGACGTGATCTACGTCGACCACGGCGGCGAAGTGGAACACGAGGGCCCGACCCCGGACGCCGACTTCCGGCTGCGAGTCGCCGAGACCTACCGCCGGCTTCGAAACCTCGCCGTGCGCGTGAAGCGTCCGATCGTGGTGCTCGCTCACACCGTTCGCCCGGGCGACGAGAACGAAGAGCGGCCGCCACGCCCCTCCGAGCTCGCCGAGTCGGCGTACATCGAACGGCGCGCGCGGCTGATCTTCGGGTTGTGGTCGAGAGCGTCAGAGCCCGACGTGATGCGCTCAACCATCATCAAGAACACCGAAGGTCCGAAGGGCGTGACGTTCAAGATCCCGCGGCTCTCTCAGTGCGCGCTGCTCGATCCCGAGAACGTCGAGCAGGTGAACCTGCAGCAAGAGAAGCGAGAGGAAGCGAAGGCGGCGCGCGAGCGTCGCGAGCTCGAGAAGCTCGAGATCGCTGCTCTCAGAGCGAAGGCGAAGGAAGAGCAGAAGGCAGCCGCGGCGAAGGCGAAGAACCCACAGCTCGAGCTCGCCGGCTCGAGCGCGAAGGAAGGATGATCCACGTGAGCAGAGTGAACCGACCCGAAGCGAAGTGCCGAAGCTGCGGCGCCGACGTCCTGTGGGCGACGATGAAAGACTCCGGCAAGAAGATTCCCCTCGACGCGCAGCCATCGCCGACGGGCAACCTGTGGTGCCAACAGAAGAGCAACCCGCCGCACCTCGAGCTGCTCGCGTTCCCGGCGCTGCCCGTCGACCACCCGGGGCTCGACACGATCAACCGAGACCGTCGCCGGTGGGTCTCCCACTTCGCGACGTGCCCGAACGCCGGCGAGCACCGCAAGCCGAAGCAGCTCGGGAGGTTCGGCGAATGAGCTCCGACTGCAGCGCCCCGCCATTCCCTCGCCCGTACACGCGTCCGCCGGGCAGACCGATGACGATCTCGCTCGCGTTCACCACCGCCGGCCTACTCGGCGTTCCTGTCGAGTTCGCGCCCGCGGTGCTCTCGAGCTCGCGAACCGTCGTGATGCTCGTGCGCGAGCAGAACCGGCCGATGCTCGTCGCGTGGTCGCGGCCCGTGCTCGAGCTGCTGTTGGCTCAAGAGAAGTCGGGGCTCCGCTTCGCCGCGTGGCACGACACTTCGATGCACTGCGCGACGTGGACGGATCACGCCGGCTGCAGGTGTGAGGTGGAACCATGATCGCCATGGGCTTCGACAGCGGCTTCGCTTCATTCGGCTACGCGGTGCTCGAGCTCGTGCCCGGCTCGCCGATCGTCCGCTGGATCTGTGCAGACGTTTGGAAAACAGCACCCGACAACGCCGTCGCCGGCTACACGTCGAACGCGCGGCGAACCGCCGACATGTGGCGCAACCTGTCGGCCGCGTTTCTCCGGTACCGACCCTCTCACCTCGCGATCGAGGCTGTCGCATTCCCTCGAGGCAAGATGCTGCCCACGATCCTGTCGAACCTCGGGCGCGCTCGAGCTCTCGTCGACGTCGCCGGCGTCGAGCTCGGCGTTCCGGTGACGGAGTTCCCAGCACAGACAGTGCGGGCGATGCTCGGGCTCAAGCGGTCGCAGAAGGGCAAAGACGCGACGCAGAAGGTGCTCGAGCGCCGGTTCCCCGAGCTCGTGACCATGTGGCCGCGCCGAGCTGGTGACGTCGAGCATGCGGTCGACGCGGCCGCGGTGGTGCTCGTCACAGCGCATCACCTTGGGTGGTTACCATGACGATCAGGCAGCGGCTCGAGCGGCTCGCCTGCAGGCTCGTTGGGCACCGTTGGCGGCACGTGCGGCCGCGGGAAGACGACAGCATGGCAGCGCTCTTCTATCGGGGCTTCAAGTGGTGCCACCGGTGCGGGAAGCTCGACCGATGACGCTCGGGATCTTCGCCCTGATCGGGGCTGTCATGTTCGGGTGGTGGCTGCGCGGCCGCGAAGAGCGTCGCCGGCGAGACGATCGATGGGCTCGAGCTCTCGACGTCGCCTACCGGCGGCACGGTGGCTCGAGCTCGTGAAGACATGGCTCGGCGTGGTCGTCTCGTCGCACAACGGCCCGTGCGAAGACTGCGGCTCGCCGCGGCCGCTGGTGACGTTGCGCATGTACGCCCGAGCTCGCGAAGGGCTCGAGCGTGCAGACGTGGTGGTGGAGCCGGGCACCGAAGTGCACGAATGCGTGCGGCGGCGATGGCTGCGAAGGCTTGACGCGCGAGATCGTTCGCGCTCTGAAGACACACACGAAGGAAGGGAACGATGACAACGAAGCGAAGCTGGAACCCGAAGCCGTACGTGAAGTGCACCCGCTGCGAAGTGATGCGACCGCCGAAGGACTGCAGGCTCGACACCGACGACGCGGTGCACGATCCGAAGCCGGTGATCTGCAGCGACCGCGCGATGTGCGATCGACTGAAGGCGGCGCGGCTCGAGCTCGAGGCGGTGAAGCCGTGAACCGGGCGCTTCTCTCGTCGGAGAGCTCGGCGTGGCGCACACCTTGGAACCTGTGGCACGCGCTCGATCGGCAGTTCGCCTTCACGCTCGACGCGTGCGCGAGCGCTGACAACGCGAAGCACCCGCGGTTCTTCTCGGAGAAAGACAACGGGCTCGCGCAGTCGTGGGAAGGCGAGACCGCGTGGGTCAACCCGCCGTACGGTCGCGCGCTCCCCTCATGGGTCGAGCGCACGCGCAACGCAGCGATCGACGAGAACGCGATCGCCGTCGAGCTCGTGCCGTTCCGCCCTGACACGGCGTGGTGGCGCGACTTCGTGATGCAGGCCGACGGCGCCGGCGGGCCGCTTCGTCGCGCGCAGTACCTGCAGGTGCAGAGCTCGTGGGTCTACGAGTGGCGCCGGCTGCGCGTGCAGGTGTGGTGCTATCCGGGCCGCGTGAGCTTCGGGAAGCCGGCGGGCTCGAGTGCTGTCGAAGAGACGGCGCCGTTCCCCACTGCGATCGTGATCGTCTCGAGCCCCTCGAGGCGGCCGGCTCGAGCTCGCCGCAGCACCGAGGAAGTTGACCCGCTGATCCCTTTGTTGACCGCAGGCTGGGCGCGGTGACACTGTGCACTTGCTCGAGTGGTGCGGTTAGTTGGCGGCCGCTCTGCGGCGCCTCCTTCCTTCGCCCGCGCCGCTCGAGCGCTTCTCTTCACCCCGAGGAAACATGACCACGATCCCCCTGCAGAGCATCAAGCCGGCGACGCGCAACCCGAAGGATCACGATCTCGGCGAGCTCGTCGTGTCGCTGCAGCGGTTCGGCTTCGTCGGCTCGCTGCTCGTCGACACTCGCACCGGCAGACTGCTCGCCGGGCACGGGCGCCTCGAGGCGCTGCAGCAGCTCCGACAGAAGGGGCTGCGGCCCGCGGGGATCGAGCTCGCGGAAGACGGCGACTGGCTCGTGCCCGTCGAACGGTGGACCTCGAGCAACGACGTCGAGGCCGAAGCCTTTCTCATCGCAGCGAACCGCATCGGTGAGCGTGGTGGTTGGAACCAACCGATGCTCGAGCAGGTGTTGGCGGATCTCGCTCGCGGTGGTGACGCGGCACTCGCCGGCGTCGGCTTCGACCTCGCCGACGTCGACGACATGATCACGAAGCTCACGAACGACGCGACCTCCGGCGACGTCGACGCGATCCCCGACGAGCCGAAGGCGATCGCGATCTACGTGCAGAGCGGCGAGCTCTGGGAGCTCGGAGCGCACCGGCTGCTCGTCGGCGACTCCACGCGCGAGGTCGACGTCGACGTGCTGCTCGAGCCGCTCGAGGGCAAGCCCGTCGACGCGGTGATCACCGATCCCCCGTACGCGATCTACGGCTCGAGCACCGGCATCGGCGCCGACATTGCCGACGACAAGATGGTGCGACCGTTCTTCGAGGCGATCGGCAAGCTGATCGCCGGGCGGCTGAAGAAGTTTGGCCACGCGTACGCGTTCACCGACTGGCGATCGTGGGCCGCCATGTGGGAGGGCTTCAAGCGAGCGGGGCTCGTGCCGAAGAACGGGCTCGTGTGGGACAAGGGTGGTGGCGGGCTCGGCTCGAATTGGGCCAACGCCTACGAGCTCATCGCCTACTTCGCGAAGCTGCCCCCGCCCGTCGCGATGCAGAGCGGCACCGAACGAGGGCAACGCCCGGTGCACAAGGCGAACATTCTGAGGCACTCGCGCCCGAGCGGCGTCGAGAGAGAGCACAACGCGGCGAAGCCCGTCGGGCTGCTGATCGAGCTCGTCGAGGCCGCGACAGACAAGGGCGAGACGATCTTCGAGCCGTTCACTGGTAGCGGTTCAACCATGATCGCCGGCGAGAAGACCGGCCGGCGCGTGTTCGGCCTCGAGATTGAACCCCGGTTCGCGCAGGTCGCGATCGAGCGGTGGCAACGGCTCACCGGGCAGAAGGCGAAGCGGTTGCGGTAGCAGTCCCACAACGAACGCAGGCGAAGGAAGGCACGATGAGCAACGAACGAAGAGAGAGCAGCGAGATCAATCAAGCGGTCGAGCGCGAGATCGCGCAGGCCCAACGGCTCGCTGAGGTTCCCGGCGTCGTCGAGACGGCCGGGCACGAGCTGCTCGAGGTGATGCTCGAGCGCATCGCCCAACACCGGAAGTGGGGAGAGCAGAACCATCCGAACGCGGTCGACCTCGCGACGGTGCAAGCGTTTGGGCCTCCGCGAGACACCGACGCGGCCGCTCGGACGGTGCTCCGATCGTACGGGATTCCCAGCTCCGACGAAGCGCGCGCCATGTGCAACGGCGCCGCGAAGGGTGGCCACGTCACGTGGCTGCACATCCTGCTCGAGGAAGTGTGCGAGGCCGCAGACGTCGCAGCGGTCGCCGACTTCGCCGATTTCGCGCCAACGCGCCGCGAGCGGCTCGAAGAGCTGCGCGTCGAGCTGCTGCAGGTCGCCGCGGTCGCAGTGGCGTGGGCCGAAGCGGTGAACCGGCAGAGCTCGAGGCTCGCGCTCGCTCCGACGAACCGTTCCCTTCACGACTCGGCGAGCGAACCGTGATCGAGCTCGTCGCCCTTGCGGGGCTTGTGCTCGTGTTTGCCGGCGGGCTCGTGCTGATCGAGGGCTACCGACGCACGAGGTACACCGAACGCATGGCGCGCGCGTGGCTCGAGCGAGTGAGGCAGGGCGACTTCACCACCGCCCGGGCGCTCGAGGTCGCGGCCGCAGAGCACGGGGTCGACGTTCGGCAAGCCGTGGCCGATGACAAGGGCAAGGGCAACCCCGCGTCTTAATTAGTGGCTACAAAATAGTTGGCGTGAGCGCTTGACGCGGGCTCTCGTTTCGTGGCTATCTATTCACCACGGCGGCGCGCTTGCCGCCGGAGCGAAGGAAGGCCAGACATGACGACCACGAACCCCATCGACGCGAAGATCACGATCACCAACCTGAACCTGCTGCCCGAGACCCTGCGCGCGATGGCAAAGCAGGCGGCCGGCCGTCGAAGCATCACCGCGGTGGTCGTCTCGTTCACCGACGAGCTCGCATCGAAGAGCTACAGCCGGCTCTCCGATGGCGCGGCAGTCGTTCTCGGGCAGATCGTGCGGCGCAAGGTCCACACGTGGATCGGGAGCGACGGCGAGAGCAACGTCACCACCACCGACTCCTACTCGTGCGCGGTCGCGAGCTCGCGCCACATTCACCGCGTTCCCGGTTGCCGCGTGACGATCGAGTTCGGCAACCTGCCCCGCGCGATGGTCGAGCAGCTCAATGCCTCGACGCTCGCCGAGTTCATGCGCCTGCTGCCCGTCGCGGTCGACACGGCGATCGCGGCCGAAGTCGAGGCCGGCGAGCAGGTCGAGCTCGTCGACAGCTACGACAGCACGGTGATGGGCGGCTCGAAGTCGGCGATGGTGTCGCGCTCATCGCTCTCGGTTGACGCGCAGCCCTTCGAGCGCAAGGCGACCAAGGCGGACACGATCAAGATCTCGAGCATCGGCTACACGTCGCACGCGCAGGCGCGCAGCAACGCGCGGCACGGCGGCAACAGCTCGAGCTCGGCGCACGTCGACGCGATGGCCGCGGCCGGGTGGCTGTCGTGAAGACCTCGATCAGTCACCACCGCCTCGAGCTCGAGAGCCTCGCCGAGCTCGAGGCCCTCGGTACCGCCGCTTCGATGGCCGGCGATCACTGGCAGGATGATGAGCTGTGGGAGCTCGCCGACGAGATCTACCGGGCGACCCTGCGCGCTCCGCACGCCGTCGAGCTCGAGCGAGTGAGCACCCGGGCGATCGCTCGGCTGGGTTTCGGCCTCGAGGCTGCGTCCGACGTGTTCGACCTCGACGCGGCTGGTGAGTCGCAGGCGCTCGAGCTCGCGCGCTCGTTCGAGGCGGCACGCGTGAAGCTGCAGAAGGAGCTCGCCGAGCTCGCGCCGGCCGACCTCGCAGGGGAGCCGGCATGAAGGCGCTCAAGTTCACCGACGCCGAGCTCGCCGCGGTTCGGTTCGTGGTCGCCGGCGCGGCTACGGCTGACCCTGAGAACCTCGAGCTCCGAACGGCTCTGGCGAAGCTCGACGGGCCGGCCCTCGCTCGCCGGCTCGAGATTGTGATCCTCGAGGCCGGCGGCGGGCAGGCGCTGCTCTTCACCGGGCTCGCGCGCAGGTGGACGCCGGTGCACGTCGCGACCCTGAGGCAGGCGAAGTGGCGCGCGGGCAAGGCAGATCGGATCGTGGTGCGCCTCGACGGGCACGAGGTAAACCCCGAGGATCTCGGGCTCAACGAGCCTTTCTGACGCGTGGCCACGAAATCGACGTCGGAGCGCTTGACGCGGGCTCTCGTTTCGTGGCTATCTATTCACCCGTCGGCGCGATTCGGCGCCGCAAGCGAAGGAAGGCCCTACATGACCCGCGCAGCCCTGCAAGCCGTTCTGAACCTCCGACACGCCGAGAAGCTCGAGAAGCTCGCGAAGCTCGGTACCGCCGAGCTCGAGCGCCGCGGCCGCGAGCTCGCCGCAGCGTCGGCTCGAGCCGTTCGCGGTCTGTACGATGACGGCACCGCGGCGTGCATTGACGCCGACCTCGCCGACACGCGCAAGGCGTGGCGTATGGCTCGCCGGGCCGAAGCGGCGGTGCAGTCATGAGCGCGAAGCGGATCACGGCGCGCTTCGAGTCGCGGTGTACGAAGTGCACGCAGGTGGTGCCCGCGGGCGCGGTCTGCCTGTGGACCCCGGGCACGAAGGGCGTGACGCACGTCACCTGCCCCGAAGCTCTCGACGTCGAGATCGAGCTGCTCGGGTCGGAGCTGACGGCGAGGCTGCGCGAGCTCGAGGCCCACCGGGCGGTGCTCTCTGCGGTGCTCGAGGATCGGCTTCTTGAGCTCTGCGGGCCCGAGCCGCTCGAGCCCTGCAGCTCGTGCAAGGGCGCCGGCGTCGTGACGGAGCGCATCAACGTGAGCGACACGCTCGACTACAGCGACTTCCAGTCCTACCCACACGCGTGCGGCACCTCGCTCGAGCTCGAGTGGGCCGGCCGCGACGTTGCCGCGGTGCTTGTCGACGGTGAGCGCGCGACGTTCACCCCTCACCCCGGCGCGACGAGCCGCTGGGACGGCGCCTATGCGGCCGCCGGCAAGTCGAGCCGCTCGATCGAGTGCGTCGCCGGGCTGCGGCGCCACAACGAGTGGCGGTGGGCTCGAGGCGACGCCGAACACGCCTTCCGCCTGCAGCACCCCGAGCTCGACGGGCTCGACAAGCTGATCGAGCTCACGAAGGCAGACCTGCAGGTCAAGCGCGGCGACCTCGAGGCCACGGTGATCAACCGCGGTAAGGGGCGCACGGGCCGGGTGACGTTCATCGGCACGTCTGACTTCTCGAACGAAGAGCGCGTGTCGATCGTCGACGCCGACGGCAAGAAATGGGGCGGCCCTGTCGAAACGGCGGTGATGGTTCGCCGCGTGGCTCGCTTCTCCGCGGTGAAGCCGTGAGCGCCGGCGATCGAGCGGTGGCAGAGGTGCTTGCGCCGCTCTCTTGCGAGGCGTGCGGAGCTCGAGGCGTTCCGCTCGACCTCGACGTGCGGCAGACCCCGACGGAGATCGTCTGCCGTCGGTGCAAGAGGAAGCCGAAGTGCCCGGGCTGCAAGAAACGGCGACACTCGCTCGTGCTGCAGCCGACGGGCAGCAACCCCATGCTGCTCTGCTCGAGGTGCTCGTGAGCCGCGGCCGCGTCGTGGTGAGCCTTACCCGTCGCCAGCTCGGCGCCGTTCGTTCACTGGTGAGCGTTACGCTTGCCACGCTCGACGCCGGCGACGCGTACGCCGACGATCTGCCACACCTGCGGCGTGCGCTGCTCGAGCTCGACCGCGCGACGGAAGACAGGCTGCCCCGGGCCGTCGACTGGATCGACGCCCTCGCGCTCGAGCTCGACACGGCGATCGAGGCCGCCGGCGGCGACGAAGTGCACCACCACCCGATCCTTGTGAAGGCACAGCGGCTCGCATCGCGCGCGCGTGCATTCGTTCGCAGTCTCAACCGCAGCACCCAACCGAAGGAAGGAACCCCATGACCACGAAGAAGAAGAGCAGCACCACCACCGGCCGGCCGAACGAGCTCGGCGACGACATTCGCGTGTTCCGGTTCAAGCTCGGCGCCGCAGAGCGTGCCGCGCTCGAGAAGACCGCGAAGCGGATCGGCATCACCGACTCGGAGCTCGCGCGCCGCGCCGTGCGTGTCTTCTGCTCGCTGCCCGACTCGGTGCAACGCGGTGCGGGCGGTGCGTCATGAAGCTCGCGCTCAAAGCCGGCGACGAGCTCGTGCGTGAGCTCGAGTACTCGAAGCCCGGGAGCGCTCCGGCGTTCGTGCTGTACGACGGGCAGCTCTGGGCACAGATGATCCTGCAGGAGAAGGACGCCGAGCCCGTCGTGTACACGCTCGAGCCCGTGCTCGACGCGACCACCGGCGAGTGGGTGAGCTCCGTCGTTCCCGAGGATCAGGCCGAAGCCGTGCGCGAAGCTGCCAACGCGCGGATCGCCGAGCTCGATCGTATGAACCTCACGCTCGCCGGCATCGTCGACGACCTCAAGAAGGGCGGTGGCCGATGAATCCTCGCTGGCAGGTGATTCACGGCGACTGCAGGGAGGTGCTGCCGACGCTGGGGCAGGTCGACGCGGTTGTGACCGACCCGCCGTACGGCATCCGCGAGGCGCGCGGCAAGAACACGACGCGAACAAACATGGCGGTCGCCCGCGACTACGGCGTGAGCGATTGGGACGACGCGCCGCCCGACGCATCGCTCATCGACCTTGTGCGCTCAATGGCTCCGAAGGTTGTGATGTTTGGCGGGAACTACTTCAGCCTTCCGCCGACCAAGTGCTGGCTCGTCTGGGACAAACTCAACGGGGCCAATGACTTCGCCGATTGCGAGTTGGCATGGACCAATCTCGACATGGCCGTGCGGCGGTTGGCGTACCGCTGGAACGGGATGATTCGGGAGAACAACGAAGAGCGCGGACAGCACCCCACCCAGAAGCCCGTCGGCGTCATGCAGTGGGTGTTGGAGTTGGCCACCAAGCCCGGCGACCTCGTCCTCGACCCATTCTGTGGCTCCGGCACCACCGGCGTTGCGTGCCTGCGCCTCGGGCGTCGCTTCATCGGCATCGAGAAGGAGGCCACCTACGCGGCCGTTGCGCGCGAGCGACTGGAGGCCGAGTCCCAGGGCCTGACGCTGCGTGACGCGCGCGCGGGGCAACTCCCGATGTTCGGGGGTGGCCGATGAGCCGCGTTCTCGACGGCTACCCCGACGCGCCGCCCGAGGTGCGCGCCGCTCTCGCCGAGGCCCTGCGCGAGAAAGAACCAACCCCATGACCTGCCCCCTCTCAGGCGAAGAGCTGCGACATTTCCAGCGTAAGATGCTGAAGACGATCGGCGAGTCTCTTGCCGAACGCGGCTGCAGCACCTGCAGCCCGGTGTTGCTGCGCGAGTGGGTGCGCATGGCGATGCTCGCCGCGGTCGAAGCCGGCGCCGTGAAGCCCGGCGAGGTGTTCGAGCTCGAGGTGCAGCGCGACAAGGCAGACCCCGCGACCGAAGCCCGGCGCAACGCTGCAGCCACCGAGCTCGCGCGGTCGCTGCTCGACGAAGCGAAGAAAGGCTGACCCATGCCCACGACAACCTGCCCGCGGTGCGACGGGCTCGGCACGATCTGCAATCGATGCGGCCGGCCTCGCACGCGAAGGAAGCCGGGCGACTTCGGGAGCGTGTGCTGTCGAGGCGCGCAGATCGTACGCTGCAGCACTCACGTGCAGACGGTGCACAAGTGCGACGTGTGCGACGGCGTGATGCAGAGCCGCGGCACGAGCCTCGAGTTCAACGTCGAGCCGATGAACCGCGTGATCGCCTGCTCGAGCTGCCTGCAGGAGTGGCGCGATCGGAAGGCGGTAGCGTTCGACGAGTGGCTGCAGAAGACACGGCCGGAATACGCGCACGCGATCCAAGTGAGAGTCTCTGAGCAGATCGCGCAGGTCGCGCGCTACGTTCGCTCGTTCCCTCAAGAGAGAGGCGAATCGCGCGAGCTGATCGCCGCTGGAATCGAGCGCGGCGAGCACCTGCTCTATCCCGTCGCCGGCCGGCTTGTCGCACACGTCGACCCCGCGAAGCCGGGCAGCGATCGCGCCGTCGCACAGTTCATCGAACGCGCGATCACCACCGGCCCGACGATCAGGCTCGAGCTCGACGACGATCCGCATTGAACCCGTAGACCTGCCTCGCCGAGTCGTGTCAGCGTCGCCGCGTGCACCTGATCCGACTCGGCAAGGTTGACGAGCTCATTCCCGCGGGCGCGCTGCAGGTCTCGACGTTCTGCGAGCTCGAGCTCGTCGTCGACCTCGAGGCGTGGCTCTCCGGCCTCTCCGGCGTGACGTACGATCCCACCCGCGTCACCTGCTCGCGCTGCAGCGCCGGCGGCGACCTCGAGCTCGAGGGAAAGGGGCCGACATGGGGAACGGCGTGACGGCGAGGCGCTGCCCGTTCTGTGGCGGCGAGCTCATCAACGATCTCGTGCATCGCGTGGCGGTTCTCGTCTGCCATCGCCAGCGCTGCCTTGGATACGATCGGACGGCGCCGACGGTGCTCGTGCTCGAGTCGGGCAAGCTCGAGCGCCGGCGAGACCTCGAGCGGCTACTTGCGATCGACCTCCGACGAGAGCAGAAGATCGAAGAGTCATGAGCGAAGGAAGCCCCCCGCAGCAGCCCGGCAAGCCCGGCGCACGTACGAAGTGTCCGATCTGCAGGTCGAGCCGGGGATCCGGCAAGGGCGGCCGCTCCGGCCTCTACGAGCCCGCGCTGCTCGACTCTCTCGTGCAAACGATCGCAACGGGCACGCTCGCGGTAGACGCCGCGGCGCACCACGGGATCGCGCCGTCGACGTTCCACGAGTGGGTGCGACGCGGGCAGCATCCCACCTGTGTGTGCGGCCGCAAGACACCGCCCGAGCTCGTCGCGTTTGCGGCCGCACTAGAAAAGGGCAAGGCGAAGCGGCGCACGGTGCTGATCGCCCGCATCGCGAAGGCGGCGCAAGACCCGAAGCACTGGACTGCGGCCGCGTGGATTCTCGAGCGGACAGAGCCCGAGCTCTTCGCGCAACGCGTACAGGTCGTGGTCCGACAGGAATTGGAGGCCGCTCTTGATCGGCTCGAGGCGGAGTTTGAAGGGGAGCCCGACACGCTCGATCGCATCCTCGGGATCCTTGCTGGCGGGGCTGGCAGCGGGGCGCCGCGCACGGCGAGCAGAGCAGCAGCAGCAGCAGACGGTGGCAGCGCTGCGGCCGCTGATCCCTCACCCGCCGTCGCCGATCCAATCGGCGTTCCTCGCCCTCACCAATGAGGAAGTGCTGTTCGGTGGCGCCGCGGGCGGCGGCAAGTCTGACGCTCTGCTCATGGCGGCCCTGCAGTTCGTCGACGTGCCCGGCTACAGCGCCGCGATCTTCCGCCGCACGAAGGTCGAGGCGAACCGCGCCGACGCTCCGCTCGAGCGCATGAGACGGTGGCTCGCGCCGGCGATCGCGGCCGGCCGGTGCTGGTGGGACGATCAGGCCAACGCGTTCAAGTTCGCCACGAAGGAACCGGGCAACGAAGCCACGATCCACTTCGGCTACGCGAACACGCTCGCGTACCTCGAGAGCTACCAAGGCGCCGCGTTTCAGTTCCTCGGGATCGACGAGCTCGGCGCGTGGCCGCTCGCGTTCTACCAGTACCTCTTCTCGCGACTCCGCCGCACGGAGCTGCTGCGAGCTCACCGCGTACCGCTCCGTATGCGCTCGACGGCGAACCCGGGCGGCCCCGGGCACGAGTGGATCAAGGATCGGTTCGTCACGCACGCGCGACACCGCGAGACGGGCACCAGCGTGCGCTCCGACGTCAAGGCGCGGCGCGAGGGCCGGCCCATGCCATTCCCGCCGGTGTACCTGTCGCCGGCTTCACCCGAGGCGCTCGAGCTCGCACGTGAGACGGGCAAGCCGCCGGCGCAAGCCGTGTTCGTTCCCTCGTTCGCGGCCGACAACCCGGGCCTCGACGTCGCGAGCTATCGCGCGCAGCTCCTGCAGCTCGATCCCGCACGCCGCTCCCAGCTCGAGCACGGCGATTGGGACAGCACCGCGTCGGGCGGTTTCTTCACCATCGCGAGCTTCGAGTTCGTCGACAC